TCATTGTTCACCCCCTGTTCGTTCCCGGCGCTTCTGCGCCTCTTTCGCGCGGGATTTCTGACGTGCGGCCCCGGCATAATGGGCCACCATCCTTTTGGACGTGTGCCCTGTTACCGACATGATTAGTTCGTCCGAACAGCCAAGCGCGGCTAGTTCGTGGGCCGTGGTGTGGCGCAGTCCGTGCATGTCGTAGGCTTCCGCCCCGATGCGCTTTCGGATGACCATCATCATCCCCCAGGCCCCGTCATAGCTGGTCGGCTGGCCGTTCGGCTGGGCGCAGATCGTCAGGCCCGCCTTGGGTGTGGCTTCTAGCGCGGCCCGCAGATCAGCCGTCAGTGGGATCCACAGTGCGGCCCCGGTCTTGCCCTGGCGAACGCTGATGCCCCCGTCCGATATGTCGTTCCAGCGCATCCGCAGCACGTCCCCGATCCGCTGGCCGGTCCCGATCAGCAGTTCAAAGATCAGCCGGTGACGGGTGCCAAGCTGGGCCTCGGCCCGGAAGGCATCAATCTTGTCTTGCGGCCACGGCAGGCGCGGCGCGGCTTCGCTCTTGATCAGGCGTGTTCCTTCGGCCGGGTTGTCCTTGCGCCAGCCGATGTCGATGGCGTGTTCCATCATCACGCGGATAACCTGCACGATGTAGTTTGCGAAACGCACGGCGTCCCGGTTGCTTTCCTGCGCCCGGATCACGTCCTTGCGCTGCATCCTCTCGGCTGACAGGTGGCCCAGCTTGTCCTTGATGTAGTCCAGCACCCGGTTGTAGTCCTGCTTGCTGCGGGCCGACAGCTTCGTATAGCGGTCGCTCTGCTGGTAGCTGATGGCGAGGTCGCGCAAGGTCTTGCCTTGCGGGGCAGGGGCGCGGCCCCGCAGGATCAGCGCATACTCGGCGGCAAACTCAGGCGTTCCTGGCGCGGACTGAAACCGCACCGTCTTGAAGCCCCGCCGCTGGAAATAGACCCCGCCGCCCGGCTTCGCATAGACATACTTCGGCAGGGCGTTCTTCATCGGCGCATATCCGTCAGGTCAAAGTCATCCCCTGGCAACTGCGGGGCGCAGCGAACGTCGATTTCCCCCGTGGGCAGGATGCGGAAGCCTGCCACCGGCAAGCCCGCTTCCTTTGCCACGCGAATGGCCTTTTCCAGATCGGTCTGGCGGAAGGTTGCGCGTTCACCCATCACTGTATCTCCACACCTCAACGTTTCGACGGATCACCCTCGCCTGCCGTTCGCTGACCTCGGGGATGACAAACTGACTGTTCAGCCATCCAGCATCTTCAGTGTATGCAAGCCCTTCACGGTCCAGCCAGCGGCGGAAACTTCGCCGCACAGTGAAGTCGGCGGTGATGACAGCCTTAGCCATCCTGCCTCTCCTTGCTGCCCTTGATTAGAGCCCAGGTGGCGTGGATCAGGGCCATAGCGTGGAAGCCCACGGCTGTAAAAAGGGCGATACCTTCCGACCAATAGAGCCCATCCGGGGTCGTGCGGGCAACGATCAGCCAAACGCCTGCCGCAACCATGTATCCGGTCCACTTGCTCACAACCGGCCCTCCTTGCTGTCACGGTCGGGGAACAGCCGCCGCTTCATGGCATCACGGCTATCTGCATTCGCGCGCTGCCGGGCTATTTCGTCCCGTGTCGCCTTCTCCACCGCCTCCCGCACCCGCTCTGCGATCAGCCGGTCTAGTGCGGCGGGGTCGGGGAGGGGGAGGGCTGCATCAAGAGCGCGCTTGAGCAACTCGACCTTAGCGTCATCTTGCTCATCACCACGAATGTCGCTGTGGTAGTGGAAGCCCTTCCCGTTCGCAAACACCACTCCCAAGGTGCGCGCATCACCTTCGTCAACGTATTCCATAAATTCGTGGAATGGGCCGTTCTCCATGACCTCAACGCGCATCATTCGCCGCGCAATGGCTTCGGTGTCTCGCATCGCTTGGGCCGCTGCGGCTGCGCGGGCGTCGGCAAGGTCGCGTTCGGATAGGAGGGCGCGGAGAGTGGCGACCATTTCAGGGATGCCAGCCGTCTGATCCGCGAACGGTGCGCAGGCAATCATGCGCTGGATGTATTCGCGCGACGTGTCCGGCGCTTGCGTGTCGATCTTCGGTGCGTCGGTCATACGGATGGTCCTTTGGCGATATGGGCGTTGATCCAGTCGGCAAGGGCCTTCATGTTGGCCGTCCCGTCGATCTTATAGGTGTGGTCCCCTAGTTCTCCGAACCATGCACCCCATTCCAGAATGGCTTCGTTATCCCTGAATGCAGCCGCCAGTTCTTCGGGTGATATCGGTTCCGCCTCTGCCACCGCATCGGGGGCGGGCTGTGCGGCGGTGTGGGCGTCGAGGAGGCGCAGGACGGCTTCACGCAGGATGTATTCGCCGTTGTCATCCAAGCACATTCCTTGCTTGTAATCTTTAGGATCCCACCTGGTCAGCGCCGCGATCTGGTCGCGCAGGGTGCGTTCGGTCATGTGCGGTCTCCCGTGGGCTGGGTGAGGGCGGCGCGGGTGAAGCTGTCCATCCGCCCACCGGCTCGTTCCAGAATGTCATAGTGCGTCGGGTGCAGATGACCTTTCGGCAGCCCGGCGTCCCGCGCGTGCTGAACAGCCCACGGCGCACAGAAAGCAATGACGCTGGATTTCAGGTCGTCGTTCTCCGCTTTCAGCCGCGCCAGTTCGGCTGCTTGGGCTTCCACGTCTGCGCACAGGGCCTCGTTCGCTGCGTTTGCGCGGTCAACGGAGGCAGCGAGGGCTTCGATGGTGGCTGCGGCGTCCTTGCACTTGCTGTCGTTGCAATGCTCGTCCGGGTTCGCGCTCCGCAGTTCCGCGACCAGCCCCGCAACATCATCCGGCACGGCAGGGGCGGGGACGCGGCGGTTCCAGGCGGCAATCGCATCGGCGCGGGTTTGATGGCCAACATCAGAGACGGTGTTGGCTACCCCGCAGGACGGGCAGTTGCAGAAATACGCCTCGGTGACGGGTTCGCCGTTGCTCCATGTCATATCGGGGCAAGGCTTGGTCCACCGTTGGTAGCCTTCGGCGCTGGCTTCACCGCCGCAGAACGGGCAGGGCAACAGCTTCGGTTCATCGCTCATGTGTCGGCTCCTGCCGGGGTTGTGTTGAAAAGCGGGCGGCAGCGACCGTGCCGCCGCCCGAGGTGCCCGCGACAGGCGATGCGCGGGGTTCAGAACCATCGGCCAAGCGCCTCATCGTCATCTGCGGCCAGCATGGCTTTCACGCGGTCCAGCAGTTCCTGGCTTGTGCCATGGGCGTCGTAGAAGACCCGCTTGTTGTAGTGGTAGGCTTGCGGGCCGTATTCGCGGCGATGGTGCCGAGGGCAAAGGGGCAGGACGCGCATGTTGCTGCGGGGCGTGCCTTCGTGGTGGACTTCGACCGGCCGTGACCCGCACACCAGACAGGGCAGCATCGCCACGGCAGCCATGTGCCGCTTCTCCGCTTCTGTCTTAGGCGCGCTGCGGGGCTTGGACTTCTTGCCCTTCAACCCCAAAGGCCCCTTGGTGCGGGCGATAAAGGTCAAGCCGCATCCTCCTTCGCCCAGATGTCCACGCCCTGTTCCGCAGCCCATGCTTCCATGAAGGTCTGCATGTCCGACATTTCCTGCACGGACAGGTCAGAGGATCGGAAGCCAGCCGGGAACCAGGACTGCCCATCAAGCGCGGGCAGAACCTGAACCTGCCGCCCCATGGCTTGGAGAAAGATGCATTTCCATTGGTCGGGGCTGAACCGCTGCCCGTTCAGGGTCATGCGCTTGCTGATCCGGCCCAGCATTTCCCACATGCGATCATTCTGGGCGTCGGAACGCTTCGGCTCCTTCACCTCCATGCGCCAGCCAAGCTGCACGGCGCGGTCAAAGTAGGCGCGGGCGATTGCAACCTGCCGGGGGGTATCCATGGTGATGCCGAACCGTGCCATCACCGCGCCCTCTCGACATGCTCACGGGCCATCAGCGCCAAGACCTGATCCGCCGCATTGGACAGCGCGGCATCATCCCCGCACCCACCGGTCAGGACTTCGGCGCAGTAATCCGCAAGCAGTTGGTCGTGGATGCCGGGATGGGCTTCGCGCTGCATGGTCAGCACGTCGCGCAGGCGGGTTTCGGAATAGCGGGCGAGGATGCGGGTCATGCTGCCTCTGCGCCTTTCACCGCAGCAACTAGGTCAGCTACCGTCTGACAGCGTTCGGCAACATCATCGTCTAGGATCACGTCGAATTCTTCTTCGATTGCAAGAGACAGTTCGACGGCATCCAGACTGTCGGCGCCCAAGTCATCAATCAGGCTGGCCTGGGAAGTAACTTGGTCGGCGTTTACGCCAAGGTGCATGACCAAGATTTCCTTCACGCGCTGTTCAATGCTCATGCTGCTTTCTCCTGCTGTGCGGGGGTGAGTTGCGCCTTGCGGGCGTCCTTGGCGGCGATTGCGCGCGCGTCGTGCTGGACCGGCTTGGGTAAGTCTTTCCAGATGGCTGCCAAGGCGTCGATGGTGGCGGCTGCGGACAGGCTGCCGATGGCGATCTGCACCGGATCCAGGGCGTTCGGCTCGTTCTCTTGCCGCGCCGGTCGCTGCTGCTGACGCGGTGGGGCTTTCGTCGCCTCGCCATCGTCATCCTCGGGCGCAAGGCCCGCCATGCCCAACAAGCCATAGCGGCGGGCGTAGGTAATCGCGGACCCCACCCCCTGCATGTCCTGCTTGCCCACGACCAGATAAACCCGGCTGGTGAACACATGGCCGCTGGAATGGGCGAGGTGGGTTTCCACATACTGCCCGCGTTCGTCGCCGCCGCATGGTTGCAGGACGGCGAAGCCGTTGCTGTGCAGGGCCTCAAAGCAGGCTTCCATGACCGCGCCCAGATCCGCATACTTGGATTTCAGGTGCGGGTTGCTGGCGTTCTTGATCGCCTTGCCCATTTCTGTCTGGGCCTTGGCGAGTGCCTTGATTGCGTCTTGCATCAGTTCATCCCCCGCAGGCGGCGCAGGCGCAGGTAGTGATCAACCATGCCCCGCTGGTGCATCTTCGTGGTGATCGGCAGGCGACGGCTGCGGCAGCCCGCCAGATGAAAGCGGTGGTATTCCAGTTCCTGCGTGTATTCGGCCCGGAGGCTGTCATAGGCGCTGATTTCGCCGTTCATCCAGGCGACGTGATGGGCGGATAGTGGGGCGTTGAATTGCGGACGTTCCATTGGTGTGTCCTTTCGGTTGTGGGTTGGTGCTGCCCCGGCCAGGGAGGAGAAACCGGGGCAGCTAAACCGCGCGGAGAGAGGGGACGCGCGGATGGGTGTTCATCGGAAGCCGTGGCCGTCGCAGACGTGGCAGCCGCCAACGCTGGTGGACCCATCGGCATAGTGGTCGTAGAGGACGCCAAACCCGCGACAGACGCGGCAGAGGCGGTCGGCTTCGGTCATGCCTGCCGGGATCATGTGCGGCAGGGGGCGGCGTTCGGCACCGGCATAACTGGCGTGCAGATCGGCGATTTCCTCCATCACCTCGGCCATGATTTCCGCCAGGTTCTCGGGCGGCTGCCAGCCCCGGTAGCGGGGGCTATAGAGGGGTGCCGCCGTGTCTTTCATTTCGGAGGCTCCGGCAGGGGCATCCAGTGGGTAGGGTTCCACGGCCAGGGGTCACCGTTATAGAGCCAGTGCCCACCGTCGAACCAAAGCACGTCCATTCCGGTGACCGGGCTGAAATGGTCATCAGGGGTGAAGCACAGAACCGGCGTTCCATCCTTCGGCGCGGTATCAATCGGCTGCCACGTCATTGCCGCAACCGACGAACATCAGCGTCCGTGGCAGGGCTTTGCAGCCAGCCTGTCCGGTCGCGGTTGTCGAAGAAGCGGCGAATGGCATACTCCGTCATGCACAGCCGCTCCTCGTTGCTGTCGATGTGGACGAACAGAACGGGGTGAACAAAGCGGGTCATGGTCATTCCTCCGGTCCAGTCATGTTGCGGGCGGATTGCTTCATCGCTGCGACGGTGCGCGCATGGGCGGCTGTCAGACCCGCGTGGTGGCCCTCGCAGAAGGCTTGGGCCGTGGCGACGTCAGGCAGCATCCGGCCATCGTTCAGCACGGCGCCGTTGTAGCTGGCGAGTGCGCCGCCAGCCTTGTTTGCCATGATGTGATACGGGCCAGACGAGAAGCCGTTGCGGTAAGGCTGCCATGTCAGGGCGCCGGTCGTGGTTTGGGCGGCGGCGCGGCTGCGGCCGAAGATGCGGGCGATCATCACGCATCCTCCAGGTTCGGCAGGGGGCGAGGGGCCGGTTCGGCATCGACCAAGCGCAGGCCCATGATTTCGCAGAGGCGGTCAAGCCTGTGCCGCATGTGCTTCTGCTGGAACTCGACCGCGTGGTGATTGCCGTTGCGATCCATCCAATAGGCGACGATGGCAGCTTCTGCGATGTCGCGTGCCGCCTCGTTGGCGATCAGGAATTGAGTGCCTTCCATCACCGGCTCCTTTCTTGCGCAAATGCCGTGCATTCTGTCGGGTAGGCCTCGCATCCGTTCAGAGTCCCTGCGCCAAGCAAGCTGTCCTGCGCGGCGAAGATCACCGAGAGGCCCAAGCAGGCGACGATCCCGCCACACAGTCCGGCCATCCACAGGTCACGGGCAGGGCGCTTGCGGTCGATGCCGTGGCGGTCCTTGCGCCAGTCGTGGGCGTCCTCGGGGGTCACGCGATCACCCATGATGCGCGTCCTTCTTCATGGCCGCGTCCATCGCGGGCGCGGGCTGATTGGACCAGCGGTCGAACCGCTCTTTCCACATGTCGCGAGCTTCTTCGGTGAAATCCTCGGCTTCGCTGCCTTTCCGGTGCAGGCCCGCCCGCAGCATGTATTCGCAGCGCGAAAACTGTTGCTGTGCGTAGAAGGCGGCGGCACCCGTTTCGATCAGATGCGCAAGCCGCTTGGTGCCTGCGCCTGCTGGCTTGGAAAGATCGTGGGTTGCGACCCGCTCCGCGCCAACTGCGTCTGCAAAAGTAAGCAGGAAGCCATCTTCTGCCTCGTTCCAGCCCTTAGCCATCGGCGCGCCCCCTCTTGCTGGCCGCGTCCACCACATAGGCAGGCGGGATTTCCTGATACGCTGCGCGGGGAAGGGTGATTGCGTCAGACCGGCGCTTCGCCTCGGCATAGATGATGCCCATGATGGCGTCGTAAGCGTCCTCATTGGTCATGCGGAAGGCTTGCGTTCTCATTTCGCCACCTGCGCAATCCGTGCGTTGAGGCGGTTGGCCCGAAGAGCATACCGGCAAGCGAATTTGAGGTCCCTGCGGCTGCCGTCCGAGAGGCGGGCAACTGCCTTGATCGCATCGAGGCGGTGGGACAGAAGCTCGTCCAGCGTGCGCGGCAGAAGGTGCCGGACATCAGCGGGCATGTCGGGGAACAGGATCGGCGCAAGGGCCGGGCGGGCGGGCGTCACTGCCGCGCGGAAACCTTGCAGGCTTCCAGAAGCGCCACCTGCAACCTGATGTTGCGCATGATGGCGCGGTAATACGTGCGGTTGGATATACGGAGCATTCACGGGTGGTCCTCCATGTCTCCCGGGCGGTTGGTCTGTTGCCCTGGGTATGGAGAGATATTGCGATAATCGCAAATAACATGCAAGCACTAAATTTGCGGAAATCGCAAAAAGATGCTGCGCCTTTGATTCGCGCCTATTATCCTGCCCTAGTCAGCGTCGGACGGCGGCGCAGCAAAAAGCCCGCCTGGTCGGGCGGGCTATGGGTCGCTCTATAGGATGAGGCGTTATCCGGCGGGAGGCAGGAACCGCGCCGCGATCTGGGCGGCGGTCGAAAGCGCCACGATCAGGCCGACGATAACCGCGATACCTCCATAGCCCGGCAGCATAGCTACACGGCCCTTGAGTTCGGCAACGTCCGACCGAAGTGCCTTAAGGTCTGCCTTGACCTCTTTCATGTCATCTTCAAGGTGTTTGACGCGGGCTTCCATGCCTTCAAAGGTGCCTCCGCCGTCGCCGGATTTCAAGCCCGAACGAAGTCTGGCCAGATCCGTGCCAATGTCATGGACGTTACTCATCTCTCAGCCGCTCCAGAAGGTCGCGCTGCATTTCGTAAGTCTCCAGCATCAGTTTGTCGGCTAGATCAAGCTGCCCCCGACGAAGCGCGATGATCACGTTCATCATCTTAATCGTTACCCCCAATACCGAGACCAAGTCCTCTTTGTGGGCGGTCGGTTCGGGAGGATCAATCATCTGCCACCTGTCGAAAGTTAGTTTCCGGTATCATCGCACCACACGAAAGCCGCCAAAACTTGCCCCATTGAACAGCTAACAACCGGCACGGGCATTCCATAAGGATCAACCTGAACGTGCGGAATCAACGGCTTCAACTAAACACCCCCTAGCGTCAACTGACTTTCTGTCAGGCTTGGTCAGTGGGCGTAGTTCTGCAAAAGTTCTATATGAGCGTGCATAATCCGGGAGGGGGACAATGCCAGAGGATACCGAAGCAATCCTGAGTGAAGTGGAGACCATTCTTAGTCTTCCGTCTGGCGACGAGAGAGCAGCCCGTCTGCAACGCCTGACATCAAGTCAAGCTCTTCATCGGTTAGTTGCTTCAGGCGGTCCACTAGCCGCTTCTCTGCTGGCCTGGAGGGAACATCGGGACCGTCAAAGAATGCTTTGACGGCGGCCATTTCTTCCGGCTGAACGCGGCGACCCCCTTTGAGGATTTTACTGACCTCGGCAGGGGTTACGCCCATGGCTTGGGCAAGGGCGGACTTTTCCCCGCGCTTGCCGGTTAGCCTCTCAGCAATCCACTGTGCGTCGATTATTTCCATGCAGGTTTTGTTGCGCAAATCGCAACGGCAATATACTGCGATAATCGCAAAGATAGTGCTTGCGTTACTTTGCGATAATCGCAATAATGGCAGGCATGGAACCTGCAAACACCATCATCCAACTGTGCGGCGGCTTTCAAGCCGTAGCTGACATGACGGGACGGGATGTGTCCCGCATCCACCGCTGGACCTACTCCAAGGAGAAGGGCGGCACTGGCGGGGTGATCCCTGCTGACGTGCAGACGCTGCTTCTTTCCGAAGCCGTCCGTCGCGGCGTCCCGCTCACGCCGAACCACTTCTTTCCCGGTTTTCCACAGAAGCCCGCCCGTCAACGGCGCGCGACGGCCTAATCGCCGCCGCGCCCCTTCTTCGCACGTCCTCAACCGACCCAAACTGGGCACAGGCGAGACTGATGACACGCCAAAAACTCCACTCTGAACAAACCGGGTTTCCCCACACACAAGATGGGAACGGCTTTGTGAACACCCAAGGAAACACGGTTTCCGAAGGAGTTAGCCATGAATGATGCCGCCATGATCCGCGCCTTCATGGGCGGGCTGATTGACCGGGCAGGGGGCTTTGATGCCGCCGCTGCCTTCATCGGCGCCCGTCTCGGCCATGAGGTTTCCAAGGGCAGCATCAGCAAGCGCCAGTCGGGACAACTGGACTGGCCGCTAATCGAAATCATGGCTCTTGAGGATGCCGTTGGCGACCGCTGTGTTCGCCGCTGGCTGTCGCAATCGCTGCCCGAGGTCGAGGAAGGCGTCTGCCTGCTTCGCGGTGCTGCGGTTCTGGCCCGTGAAAGCGGAGAAGCCTTCGAGGCCGTGGCCGATCTGGCTGCTGGCACAGGCTGCCGCGAGAAGGCCCGCAAGGAAGTCGCAGACCTGATCGTCGCGGGCAAGAGCATGGCCGCGATCTTGGAAGGTGGCGCGAAATGACCACCGTTCACCCCTTCTCAGACGCCCCCGTCCTGTTCCTGATCGGCTACGGCTTCCGCCCTGCCTATCAGCCCGCAGACTACATCGGCCCCCGCATGGATTGCCCGATGTGGCTGCCCGCCCCTGACGCGGATCTTGCCTATCTGGCGAAATGGGAAGCCCCCGCAGGCCACGGCCTCGGCTTCGTCCTGTGGCCCGACATGGGAAACCCCATAACGGCGGCGGAACTGGCGCAGAGCAATGTGCAAAATATTCACATCGCTCCCCCCTTCACCGCTGGCCCGCTCATCCCCGGCCCCTGGCATCCCCCGGTGGACTATCCCTGCAACTGCATCACGCCTGACTTCCCGCCCGTCGCACCTGTGCCGGTTATGGCTGATGCAGCCGTGATGCTGATGACCGCCTTGGCTGCATTCTGGCTGTGGAGGCGGAAATGACCATCATCCGGGAAGAACGCATTGGCGGGCAGCGACTGATCTTGGGAGATTGCTTGGGCGCATTGACCTCAATCGAGGCAGCGCACGCAGTGATTACTGATCCGCCCTATTCCTCGGGCGCCCGAACTACCGCACAGATGCGCGGTCGCGGTGGGATGTCCCGTGGAGAGGCGTGGGCAGATAAGCCGCTGCCTAATGATCGCCTGTCTGTCACCGGCTTCACATGGTTGATGCGGCAGATCGGTTTGGAGGCGGAGCGCCTCCTAGTGGCGGGCGGATCTTTCCTTGCCTTCATCGACTGGCGGCAGTTCCCGACGCTCTACGGCTGCATTGAAAGCTGCAACCTCCAGATCATCAACATGGTGGTTTGGGATAAGCAAGTTTTCGGCATGGGGAACGGCTTTCGCAATCAGCATGAACTGATCCTGCACGCATCTTCTGGAACGCCCCGCGTCTTTGATCGCAGCGTGCCAAACGTCATTGGGTCTAAGCGCATCCCCTCGTCAGACATCCATCCGACTGAGAAGCCTGTGGAACTGATGGAGGAACTTATTCGCGTCGTGACAGATCGCGGCGAGACTGTGGTTGATCCGTTCATGGGAAGCGGAACGACGCTGGTTGCCTGTGAAAAGCAGGGACGGTTTGGCGTCGGCGTTGAGATTGACCCTGACTATTTCGAGACGGCTTGCCGCCGCGTCGAAGAAGCATCCCGCGCCCCTGACCTTTTCATCGCCCCCACCGTGAAACCCACACAGGAGGCAATGGAGCTATGACATGTCTCAATCACGACCGGGACCAGTTGAGCCGCCTCGGTGCTGCAAGTGTGACGCATCCGTCGCCCCTTTCGGCTTCGGTGAATACCGCGTCTGCCGCGAATGTGCCCCCGCAGCCGATGCTTACCTACGGCGTGTTAGCAGCCGCACGATCCCAGCGTTGTTCGGACCTAGCAGCCAACCCCAACAGCCGCATCATTCTCGGCCGCGTCCGCGAACTGACGCACCTGATGCTGATGCTTGAACTGGAGGCCCGGCAATGAGCGCCCGTAACCGTGAGAAAGGCGCCAGCTTCGAACGCTACATTGCGAACGAACTGTTCCTGCGCCTTGGCATCAGCTTCCGCCGCGACCTTGACCAATACCGGGAACGCGAACGCGGCGACCTGATCACCGACGACGAGAACTGGCCGTTCCTAGTGGAATGCAAAAAGGTCCGCCAGATAAGCTTGGGCGCATGGCGCAAGCAGGCCACGGCCGCAGCCCGCAAGGCTAATCGCCGCCCCGCTGTGATCTACCAGCCGCCCTACAAGCCGACTGCCGTCTCCGTGCCTCTCAGCGCCTTCTGTGACGCATGGCCTTCGAACGAATGGGCAGAAATCACCCTGGACGGCTTCTGCCTGCTGGCCCGCGAAATCATGGCTGAACCGGGCAACTGGCAGCCCAACGACTACCGCGATCTGCGTGACCGCCTCGTGGGGAAGGACGCAGAATGAGCAGCACCCCGTTCATGCAGCTTTATCCGGCTGACTACCTGGCCGACACCATGGACCTTACAACGGAGCAGCATGGGGCCTACCTACTGATCCTGATGACCATGTGGCAGCATGATGCAAAGCTGCCTTCCGACATCAAGAAGTTGGCCCGCATTGCCCGCCTGTCGCCCGCCAAGTTTCGTCCTGTCTGGGAAGAAATCAGCCGTTTCTTCATCGAGGCTGACGGCTTCATAACCAACGCCAGGCTTACGAAAGAACGAAAGAAAGCGCACGAAAAAAGTGCAAAACGCGCAATCGCTGGCAGCGCTGGCGGCAAAGCTAAGGCACTGAAAGATAAGGCGACAGCAGATAGCAATTGCCATGCGAATGCTATGGCATCTTCTTCAGATACCAGAGACCAGATAGAAGAAAGAAAGGAAGCTAAAGCTTCCTCGTCGGCCAAGCCGACTGTGCCGGGTCCATCCTTCGATGATTTCTGGGCTGTCTGGCCTCTCGGCAAGATCGCCAAACAGGACGCCGCCAAGGCTTTCAAGAAACTCAGTGCCGAAAGCCGCAGGCTGGCGATAGATCGCGCCCCGGCTTGGGCTGCGCAGTGGCGCCGCGATCACCCGCACGCCAACCCCATTCACCCAGCCAGATACCTCAATGGCACTCGCTGGACCGACGAAATCCAACCCACGCTAACCCTGATCCCCGGAGGAACCCGTGAACCTTCCCGCCAAGATCACCGCGCCCCTTCCCACGCCCACCCCACAGATCGCGCAATCGCTTTCGCCAGCCGCGCTGTCAGAACACCGAGCAAAGATTGCTTTTGACGTGCGCGTGATGCTGTCGGCCTACTTCGACCCCAGCGAAAGCGACGAAGTGAAGGCCGGTCTGCTGGCATGGTTCTGTGACGAATTGCAGGACTGGAAGCACGAGCAGGTTGTTTGGGGTCTGCGGGAATGGAACCGCGAGAACCCGCGCCGCCGCCCGACCCCTGGCGACATCGTGGCGATCCTCAAGCGCGCCCGTGGTGAGAAGTTTGCCAAGCAATACGCTGAGCAGCTTGCCCGCATCAACAGGACCCCCGAACCCGTCATCACCGAAGAAGCCCGCGCCCGCAACGCCGCCCGCGTGGCTGAACTGTTCCCCAGCATCATCAAGCGCGTCCCGGAGGTGAAGGAATGAGTATGCCCGTTCCCTGCCACATCAACGGTCAGTTCTATCCTTCGCAGAAGGCCGCAGCAGAAGCCCTTGGCGTCACGCCGAACGCAATCAGCAACGCCATCATTCATGGCCGCGAGGACAATGTTCGTCGGTTTAAGGGCCATAAAGGAAATCTCAATGCCCGGCATATCCCGGTCGTGATTTTTGGTCGACGCTATCGGTCTAAGCTGGCGGCCGCGAAAGCCCTTGGCGTGAACTATCGCACCTTCCGACGCTGGCTGGAGAATGGCGAATTGGGCCGTCTGATGATCGCCATCAGCAAGAAGGAGGCCGCGCACGTCGGTAAATCCGCATGACGCGCCGTTGCTTCTCAGGGTTTGAGCGCCCCAAAGGCTTCACCGGATACGACCGACAGGCAAGTGTGACTGAATATGCGGGTGTCAAGTTCCGTTCCCGCCTTGAGGCGACTTGGGCGTCATTCTTTGACCTGACGGGTATGGAATGGGAATATGAACCTGTCCGACTTGATGGATGGATCCCTGATTTTCGCTTGTTTGGTCGCTTCCTCTGCGAAGTGAAGCCGATCCAGATGACGGGCTTCGCAGTGGCTTCGACCGAGTATGCCTGGATCCGCAAGACGCTTGGTCATGGTCAGGTTTTGATCTTCGGTGATCGTCCGTCGGATTGCCTCGCCTGCATGGTCAACGCCGATGACCTGAGCATTTCCGGCAGGACGGTGTTCTTTGACCCTGATGCTCCGTTCAAAATGGTTTCCGTAAGCGATGACGGCGGCAGCCATCCGCTTCGCGGTAACGCTGAATGGCCGTGGCGGGAAGCTGTCCGAAATCTCATTCGCCCCACAACGACACCCGGCATCGCCCGCCGTAGATCGGAGATTTCAGCATGAAGAACCTCACCATTGCAGGCCGCATCACCCGCGATGCAGTCACCCGCAGCACCCAGCAAGGCGAAAAGGTCACGGGCTTTTCCGTCGCTGTGGATGACGGCTACGGCCAGAACAAGCGCGCGATGTTCTTCGACTGCAGCCTGTGGGGCAAGCGCGGCGACAGCCTGGCGCAGCACCTGACGAAAGGATCGCAAGTCACCGTATCCGGCGATCTGTCCACCCGTGAACATGAGGGCAAGACCTACCTCACGATCCGTGTTGCAGACCTGACCTTGCAGGGCAAGCCGCAGGGCACCTCGGGCGGCGGCAGGTCCGACGACTATGACCGGCAGTCCAGCGGCAGCCAGCAGAGCAGCCGCAGCGACTACGACGACTCAATTCCATTTTAGTGCCTGAAATGCTTGATGAAATCCCGCAAATATGCGATCATTCAACGGCAAGCGGAGGTGCTGGTAACACCTTCCGCCTGCCTGACCAATCACGCCGATGGAGGGCGATCATGGCTAAGGATCAAGTAATCCCTGAGGGGATGGATTCGCAATATCCCGGAAACGAAATTTGGAAGCCTGTGCCGTCTGAGCCGGGCGTTCATGTGAGCAACTGGGGCAGGGTTCTCTTGGCTCCTGGTTATGTGCCCCTGCCGAACGGGGGTTATCGGCTGTATCAGCCTGAACCGCGTTTTGGGCAGATTGCTAAGTCCAAGAAGGGTGCTCAGCACGAATATCGAATTGTGATGGTGAAGCGGCAACGTGAAGGCGGCAGGCAATCCCCGCGCAAGGTTCACCAGCTTGTCTGCGAGGCATTCCACGGTCCGAAGCCGTTCCCCGAAGCCGTGGTGCTTCACCTTGACGAGGACGGGCTGAACAACCGGCCCGAAAACCTGCGGTGGGGAACGCAGAAGGAAAACCTGAACATGCCGGGGTTCGTCCAGTATTGCCGGACCCGGCCTCATCCTTCTCTCAAAAGCAAATGAGGTGCGCCATGGGTATCATTCCTGTTTTTCGTGACATCACCCAGCCGCCCGAGCCGTGGACCGCTGAAATCTGCGACATCGTGCGGGATCAGTGGCAGGCTGGCATCCCAAAGCCCTTGCGCGTCCGTCCCGCAGATCTGGTGCCGTCGGATAACCTCACCCGTGGAACAACCACCCTGCTGGAACGGGCAGCCGCGCGCCGTGCCGAATTGGCCGCTATCATCATGCCCCTGCATCGCGCCGGACAGATCATCCCCAAATTGGCGGAGGCGGCCCAATGCTCCCCTACCACCGTGGCCCGCATCCTAGCAGAACATGGCGTCAAGCCGAACAGATCCACAGTCGGGGGCTTCAAGAACCGGGATTATACCCAGTTCGTCCCGCAGGCTATGGCGATGCGGGCGCAGGGTAAGTCGTGGCGTGACATCGGCACCGCACTGGGCATTTGTCGGGCCGCTATCAGCAAGGCTTGCCAGGCACATGAGGCGCGCAAATGACATTGGTGGCGCCAAAACACTTGCGCGGCCGGATCGGGAACTGGCGGCTGGAACTGCTGGAAGAACGCGCCGAATGGATCAGGAAGGCACATGGTGAAGGGCATACCGCCCGGGCCATCGGGGAAGCATTGGGCATCTCGCACGGAGCCGCGATCAAGGCCGTGCAAGTGGCTGGCTGCCGTCGCATCAATCGCCAGTCGAGGTCGTGCATCTACAGTCAGGGGCTTATCCTGGGAGCGCCAAGCAAAGCCTACGACAGCTTGCCCATCCCGGCCCGTGCCGCCCTGGCAGACGCAGCAGCACGCAAAGGGAAGCCCATGATGCAGGTCATGGCGGATTTCTGGGCACAGCATCACGGAGCGGGCGCATGACAGGCATCGGCATCGTTGCTGTTCACGGCTTCTGGAACCCCCTGAGCTGGAAACTCGGCCTGCGCGAATACCAGGGCGAGGATTGGTATTACATCGGCCCCGTGGCCCTGATCGTGGAGCGGACGGCATGAGGGTGCTGGTAGCGTGCGAGTATTCCGGCCGCGTCCGTGACGCCTTCATCGCCCAGGGGCATGAGGCCATGTCCTGCGATCTTCTGCCCGCCGAGGTTCCCGGCCCGCACTACCAAGGCGATGTGCGAGACGTGCTGGACTATCCGTGGGATCTGATGATCGCCCACCCACCCTGCACGCACCTGTCCGTCAGTGGCGCCCGGCACTTCGAGGCCAAGCGTCAAGACGGCCGGCAGCAGGCGGCGGTTAGCTTCTTCATGATGCTGGCCAAGGCCGACATCCCAATGATCGCCATCGAGAACCCGGTCTGCATCATGTCCAGCCTGTGGCGGAAGCCTGACCAGACGATCCAGCCTTGGCAGTTCGGTCACGGCGAAACCAAGGCGACGTGCCTCTGGCTCAAAGGTCTGCGCCCGCTGGTCCCGACCGACATCGTGGAAGGCCGCGAGGCCCGCGTCCATCGGATGCCACCCGGTCCTGACCGGTGGAAAGAACGCAGCCGCACCTTTGAAGGCGTGGCCGCAGCCATGGCCGATCAGTGGGGCCGTGACGACCTGTTCAGCGTGAGGGCCGCAGAATGACGCAACACGACCCCACCCGGCGCACCAACCGCCAGCGTGACAGCCGCAAGCAGGAACGCCGCCAGGAGCGACACACCGACAACGCATCCCTCCGCGATGCCGTCAGGGCCATCGGGGCGGGCGACATCGAGCAGTGGCAGCAGGAGGACGGCGATGAGTGACACAGGCGCAGTGGTCGCGCTTTTCATCGCGGCGATGATTGGGGCAGGCTTCGTCGGCCAGCTTCTCGGAGAGGCGCTGATCCGTTTCGCGATCTGGCGCGGATGGTTCTCCCGCCGAACGATTATCGTCCGCACCCACATCTGGGACACCGACAGCGAGAGAGGGCAGGGCGATGAGTGACCGCGAGGAGTGGAGCGAATGGCGGCTGCACGATGGTATGTCTCGGCCTGTGCCCGCTGGAACATGGGTGGAGACAGAGGACCGTTGGGGGGAAATCAATCAGGACTTCGCAGAAGCCTTTGATGAAACCACCGACATGTCTGGCTGCTGGGTTTGGGAAGGCGATGATGAATTGTTCGGGGTGGAAATCGTCCGATACCGCGTCAGGACGCCCCGCGCCCTCCAGCAACTCCGCGAAATGATCGAAACCCTGCCCGCACCACGGCAGAAGGAGGACGCATGAGCGACAGCATCCTATTCTTGGACATAGACGGCCCCATGATCCCCATGCGCGCCTATATCTTCGACCGCATGGCAAGCCATGACCAGCTTCTCGACATTGCCTGCATCAATGTCTTGCGGGCTGTCGTGGACGATACCGGCGCAAAGATCGTGTTCAACACGACGCACAACCGCTTCCTGCATAGCAATGGCAAATATCCGGGTCTGCTGGGCCGCTTTGCTGCTGCGGGCTTCCATGTCGGCTTCGACATCCACGATGACTGCCACACGCTCTATCCTGACTTGGACCGACTGACTGCCATCCGTGAGTGGCTACACCGGCACCCCGGCCATGAGTGGATCGCCTTCGATGACTGCCAGATTGACGACCCGCGCGCATTCCTGACCGACAGCAAGCACGGCATCGGCTGGGACGAATACCAGCACGCCCGCCAGCACCTGTTGGGCGAGAAGCCCGCATTGATCCTGATGTGAAGGAGGACGCTCATGTCTGATGCACTGCAACGGCTGATCGAAGCGGTGGAGGCGGGCAGCGATGCGCCGTTCCATGATCTGACGTATTCCGACCTGGACGGATTTGGACAGCGTTTCATCAATTTGGTCCAACAGGCGAACCATGGCGACCTGAACGCAGCCAAGGCACTGCATGACGCCCTGCTGCCGGAACACGACTGGGAACGCGACGACACTGGCAGGATGAGTGTGACGCACTGCAATGGCGATTATTCCGCAAAGGTGATCGGCAATCCCGCCCGCGCTTGGCTCCTCGCCATCCTCCGCGCTTACCAACAGGTGCAGCAATGACCCCCGCCGAACAACTGGCAGAAGCCATCCTCTCCGCTGCTGGATCGGGCCTGCGCCATTACACCGCCACCAGCAGACAGCGCATCATCGACGCGGCAGAGGCGCAGATCGCCGCGTTGCAGGGCATCCCGGTCAGGCTTGGCGTCCTGGAGTTGCCCGCAGCGCCTCTGGAACCCACCCCACAGCCCCGCAACGACCTTGCCGGGTCCACCGGGACGTCCGACACCATCAACGCGCCTCACGGGGCAGAAAACGGAGCAAACGAATGATCGAGGGCATCACGGTCGATACGGACATGTGGACGGTCTTTGAGGCTTCCATGACCCGCGAGGTGCATGTGACTTCGAACCAGTGGTCGCGGGACACACTGTATCTTGGCGAACCCCTGCCGGATGACCGCGAAGAATACGAGTTCGTCACCATCAAAATGCAGCGCACGATTTCTAGAAGCAGCAAGGTGCAGCCATGACCAAAGCCCGCAAGCGACTGACCAAGCAGCGCCGCGCATCTCTTGCTGGCGTCCTTGCCCGCAGCAAGGCCTCCGTCACTCTCTGGGATCACGGCGCAATGGGCCAAGCCAACCGAAAGGGCCTCATCATCGAAGAACGAGGGGAGCAGGATCCCGTGTCCGGCAAGATCACCAACCCGAACGGCGTCACAGGCGCCAGGCGCATCGACCTGCTGCAATACTGGCACAAGCGCGGCAGCATCAGCACGGGCGGATACAACGCCGCCGTCATGCTGCGGGACGCATTTGAGGCTACTATGCGCAGCAAGCCATGCCTGCCCGACAATGACCGGGTGCAGTCCAGCCCCAAGCCGGACCATGCTGTCACCATCCAGATCGACCGCATCAGCCGCTATGAGAAGATCGCCCGCCACGTCCACCCGGCCGACAAGTCGCTCATCACGGCTTGCGTCATTGACGGACACCACCCAAGCCGCATCTACGGCGCGCTTCGCACCCGGCAAGGCTTCGATGATCTGCGGGATGCACTAGATCGGCTGCACGACTCACTTTCTCGCACAAGGGCTATTGTCAAGCACGCAAATTGATGATAACCAGATAATCGCAGGCGAGAGGTTTGGCAGATGTCTGCCTTTCGCTCAGACGCGCGGGCCGAGAGATTGGCGCCGCGTTTTTCGTAGCGGCTCTGCTCACGTCATCCGCATTAAGTCCACGTTCAGAGCGTGGCCGGTGGGTTGATCGCCACCGCCTGTCATTTCAGCGTCCACATTCACCCCGTGGGCAAAGGACTTGTCAGTGATACTGTTCCGGGATGTCGAGCTTCATGCGCTCTTCGTCTGCCCCTTCGTAGAAGGGCCGCCTCATGGCGGTTTGGTTGGTTGGCACGAAGTCGGGAAGTGAAATGATCGCGCGCCAAGCGTCTTCTGTAATGCGGAAAGTGTGAGAGTCCCCGTAGTCCGACTCAATAAGATTGTTATCGACCATATGGATTGTGACCGGGTGGTCCGGTGGCGCACTGACGCGTCTACTCGCCTGAGATACCGAGTAGAGCAGGACGTATTTGATCGCCAAAGGCGAAGAAGCGATGGTTTTCCGAAGCCTTCGGATATTGTTCGGGCGTCTTGCAGCCTTGGCTTTTTCGCGAGCAAAGGTCGCCAGGCTGTCTCCAGCCCAGTACAGTCCTGCTAGCACCACGACGACGAAAGAGAAGATGACTGCTACACGAAGGCTGGGCATAACCCAGATTGGCAATCCGGCAAATAGTTGCGGTTGATAGCGTTCCGCCAGCAGGCAGAGTGCGCAAGCGGAGAACACCGTGAACGCAGCACGTCCGCTGATCTTCAAGGCAGCAATTAGCTGTCCGACAATGTCCATTCTCGCCTCCCTGTTGGTTGCTTTGAGCACAGAGGCATAGCGATTCGATAGTCCGCCCCAACGGGGCAAAACCATTCGCCAGCGGCGGAGGGATGAAACATGCGATCAACCTGGAGAGGTTGGTCCAGGGGACACCGAATTGGGCTGTTTCGGCGCTCTGTCGAGCTTAGTTTTGCCGAGATGGAGAAGGTGATCCTTTCGCACGGCTGAAAGATATTCATGGTATGCAGTGTGGACCTTTTTAGTCGTCTCTGCTGCGTTACGGCGAACCTTAGTTAGTTCTTCTGTCCCTTTGCGAGTGAGGGGATCCTCTGCTCGGCGGGCCAATGTTTGCGCCGTCCTATCCTGTTCATCGGCGTTGTATAAGGCTTCGGCCTTGGCAGCGACATCAGGAGAAGCAAAAAGATAGATTAGTTGCTGCTTTCCAAATAGCTTACGACGTGCATCGACTTCTTCCTGGGGCCTCGGATGGACTCCTCCGTTGCCCCAAGTTTCACGAATTTCCTCGAATAGCGCCAAGAACTCCGCATGAACCTTGCGAACTTCACTAGCTGAGGAAGTGTCCCGGTCAATCTGCTTCTGCTTCAAGTAGACCTTCACGGCTATCCACCAAGCCATGGCTGCGCCTATGACGGCGGGGAGTAAAGGCTTAATTTCGGTCCATATTTGGCAGGCTACAGTGGGCATCATGTTCATTGGCCTTCTCATTGCGTGTGGTGAGATGCTGGCGCCCTGATGGCCGTCTGGAACATGAAAAACAATCGAGGAAATCAAGATGGCGCAGCACGGCGGAAAGCGCCCCGGTGCTGGCCGTAAGCCGGGCCGGGTAAGCAAGGCAAAGCGTGAACTGGCCGACATGGCGAAGGATCACGCAGAGAGCGCCTTGGATGTTCTGGCGGAAATCATGCACGACAACCAGCAGCCAGCGGCAGCCAGGGTATCGGCGGCGAACGCCCTGCTGGATCGGGGATACGGCAAGCCCGCGCAGGCTGTGCAGCTTACGGGCGCAGAGGGCGGGCCTGTGACGTTGGTCACGCGCCGCGTCGTGGATGCCAATGGAACTGGAGATTGACACGCCCAGGTGGGCGCTGCCTCTGTTGCAGCCTGCCCGCTACAAAGGCGTCTGGGGTGGTCGGGCAAGCGGCAAGTCCCACGTCATGGCCGAAAACCTCGTTGAGGCGATGGTCATGGACGCGGACCTTCGGGCGGTTTGCATCCGGGAGGTCCAGAAGTCGTTGAAATTCTCGGCCAAGCAGTTGGTCGAGGACAAGATCAAGGCCATGGGCGTCGGGCATCTGTTCGACGTTCAGGCGGTGGAGATTAAGCGCAAGGGCGGGGCAGGGGTCTGCATCTTCCAAGGGATGCAGGACCACACAGCGGATAGCATCAAATCGCTGGAAGGCTTCCGCATCGCCTGGATCGAGGAAGCGCAGGCGCTGTCGGATAAGTCGCTGCGGCTGCTGCGCCCTACGATGCGGGCGCCAGGCGCGGAAATATGGGCCAGTTGGAACCCAGATCAGCCCGACGATGCGATTGACAAGTTCCTGCGGGGGCAGAAGCCGCCAGAGGGTGCAATTGTCCTGCGGGCAAATTGGCAGGACAATCCGTGGCTGCCCGACGAGATCAAGGCGGAGATCGCCCACGACTGGGCAGGAGACCCGGAAACCTACGCCCATGTCTGGCTAGGGGAATATAACACCCGATCCGAAGCGCAGATCTTCGCGGGCCGTTACAAGGTCGATGAGTTCGAACCAGGCGACGATTGGGACGGCCCATACTTCGGGGCAGACTGGGGCTTCGCCCAAGACCCGACGATCCTGGTCAAGTGTTGGGTGATGCCTGACGGGCGCGTGGCGGTTGAGAAGGAAAGCGGCAAGGTCGGGCTGGACATCGATAAGACCGGCGACCTGTGGGGGCAAGACATCCCCGAGGCGCAGAGGGCCACGATAAGGGCAGACAGCGCCCGACCCGAGACGATCAGCTACATGCAGCGGCATGGCTGGAAGGGCATCACGGGCGTGGACAAGTGGAAGGGCAGCGTCGAGGACGGCGTTGAATGGCTGCGGACCAAGGGTCTGCTGATCCACCCGCGTTGCCAGCGCGCCCAGCGTGAAGCCCGGCTCTACCGCTACAAGGTCAACAAGGCGGGCGATGTGCTGGCGCAGATCGAGGACGCCGAGAACCACATCTGGGACGCTGTGCGCTATGCGCTCGCGCCCTTGATCCGAGCCAGGTCCCAGCCTGAAACGAAGACGACGACGGTAGTAGGGATGTACTGATGGCCGGAACTGTGTCCGACAAGCATCCCGACTGGACGGATCGGGCCGACGAATGGGCAATGATGCGGGCATGCGCCCGTGGCGAGAAGGCGGTGAAGGAGGCCGGCGAAAGCTACCTGCCAATGCCGTCCGGCTTCCGTGCCCAAGGCGACGGCGGGCGGGCGATGTACGCCGCCTATCAGACGCGGGCGCAGTTTTCGGAGATCCTCGCGCCCACGATCCGGGGCATGGTCGGCGTCATTCACCGCACCGAGGCGCAGGTTGAGATGCCAGCCTCGATGCAGCGGCTGTGGGAGCACGCTACAGCCGATGGTCTGCCTCTTGAGGCCCTGCACCGCAGGATTACTGGGGAATTGCTTCTAACAGGCCGCTACGCGCTTCTGGCGGATGCCTCCTCTGAGGGGTCTGACTTGCCTTGGCTGGCTGGCTACACTGCCGAGGCGCTCATCAACTGGTCGCCGGCGCGCGACTTCTTCGTACTGGACGAAAGCGGCCTCCGCCGTGTGGGCTTCCGGTGGCGGGAGCAGAAGGCTTTCCGCGTGCTGCGGATGGAAGATGGCCGGTACAGCGTCGAGACATATACGAACGAAACGCTTGATGCCGAAGCCTTGCAACCGACAGCGCGCGGTGGGGCAGGGCTGACGGAAATCCCGCTGGTCGTAATGGGGCCGAAGGACCTGTCTGTCACGCCAGATGAGCCGCCGCTGATCGGTGTGGCCCGTGCGGCGCTGGCGATGTACCGACTGGACGCCGACTATCGACACCAGCTCTACATGAGCGGGCAGGAGACGCTGGTCATCATCAACGGCGATGCGCCTCAGGCAGTAGGGGCTGGGGTGGTGATCACGCTGAAGGCCAGCAGTGACGAACATCAGCCAGATGCCAAGTATGTCGGCCCGGCCGGAACGGGCATCAAGGCACACCGCCAAGCCATCCAGGACGAGCGAGACAATGCATCAGCGGCAGGCGCGCGGCTGTTCGACAGCGAGAAGAAGGCAGCCGAAAGCGGCGACGCTCTGCGCATCCGGTATGCGGCTCAGACGGCGACGCTGACCTCCATCGCGCTCGCAAGCGCCCAGGGGCTGGAGAAGGCGCTGCGGCACATTGCGGTGATGATTGGCGCATCGCCCAATGAAGTCGTCGTTAAGCCGAACCTGTCGTTCGTAGATGCAACGCTTACCCCGACCGATGCCGCAGCGCTTGTGAGGCTGTGGCAGGACGGGGCTGTCAGCTATCAGACGCTGTACGAGAACTTGCAGCGCGGGGAAATCGCCAGTGCAGAACGGTCGTTTGAGGAGGAATATGACCTGATCCTGAACCCGATGGAGCAGGCCGAGGCTTAACTCCAGCTTACTTTGGCACCGGCTTTTGTGTTGTCGCTTGTCGGCGTCTGGGCTTTGGAGGTACGGCGATCTTTAGGCGATCTGCTTCAGCACGTGTAATTAGGGTTCGCTGGATAAAGCCTTCGGCTATGGACATCATGGTGTCCAACTGGCTTGTGCTAGGACGCCAAGCCCTGTGTGCTGCGGCCCCGCCGGCATCAGTCAAGACAGATAAGAAGTTCTTTTCTGTCAAACCAACAAAGCCTTCATCTTGCAGGTCAGAAAGCTTTTCTCCAAAGCGTTTCGCAGGGTCGATGCCTAATACCTCGGTTGCGCGGTCAAAGGCTGTACGAAGGCCGATGGCTGCAAGGACGTCCAGATCGCTATCCAAAGCAACATATACAGCCTGCATTAGATCATGAAGGCTGGGATCAATCTCTGAAAGGTCGTGAAGCCAATCGGGCCGTTCCCGCTTTATGGGCGAAGGCCAGTGTTCGATCTTATGTTTGTATTCCACATAATCTTCGCCGCTTACCGGGTCGGTGTGGCAGATTTCATCTTCCGAAAAGACTGAGTCTGTTTGGTGGTAAATGGTCTCACATGCGCGGCACTGGAGTATCCGGTGGTCGGTGTGAAGCCAGACAAGATCATACTCCTCGTGTCGGCTCGCGTGACCCATAACATCAGCCCATCTGTCAGGGCCGCAGGCGGGACAGTGCCCTCGGACTTTATCTGGGTCGAACGACATATGTTCTCTCGTGAAGTCATCAGTGGCGGCAAGACTGCTGCACAGCAAAGAGCGACGAGTCAAGATTGTGGGATCGCCCGCACAGCCTTCCAATTCGTAAGTTGTCCAGACCGGCCGCCAGTGTGCGGCCTTTTCTTCTGAAAGGAACGGCCAGTGGCCCTGAAAGCAATCATCGACAGCCTCGACAGTGTCGAGGAACAGCATCGCTCGCTCTACGAGGAAAAGGACGGCAAGTACGTCCTGGCAATCGAAGGGTTGGAAGCCCACCCCGGCGCCGCCGCGTTGAAATCGGCGCTGGATCGTGTCCGCTCCGAAAAACGCGCCCTCAGCGAGAAGCTGACCGGCGCTGAGGCGCGACTGACCGGCCTGCCCGACGACTTCGATGCCGACGAGTACGACCGGCTCAGGGCTGCGGCAGAGGGCAAGGAGCCGCCCGCGTTGGATGAGCGACTTGAACGGCAGCGCACCGAACTGGAAAAGAAGCACGGCGCCGAGAAGGCGAAGCTGGAAGGTCGCATTGCCAAGCTGGATGGCACGCTGCGCAAGACGCTGGTGGATGACGGCCTGACTAAGGCGCTGATCGACGCAGGCGTGTCCAAGGACTTCCTCCCGGCCGCCAAGGCGCTGCTGAAAGAGCGCGGCGCGGTGAAGCTGATCGAGGAAGATGATGAATTCCAGGTGCTGGCTGACAACGGCATCGATGACCGCATGCCCTTGGCAAAGTTCGTAACTGACTGGGCCGCTGATGAAGGCAAGCACTTCGTCGCCAAGCCCACGGGCGGCGATGCGAAGGGCGGCGATGCCAAGCGGTTCACCGACAACCCCTTCGATCCGAAGAACCCGAACCGGACGAAGCAGCAGGAACTAATCATCGCCAACGACGCCAAGGCCCGCCAGATGGCCGAGGCCGTGGGCGTGAAGCCCTACTGGTAACTTCCGGCGCCAGTGGCGCCATTCCCGAGGCCTGCGCCCAGTGGGGCGGCCCAACAATCCCCACTCAATCGTAAACTCGGAAAAGGAGCCACAAGATGGCAACGACCCGTTTGAGCGACGTCATCTACGGCCCGCTCTTCCTCCCCACTACCATCCAACGGATCGCGCAGCTGTCGCGTATCCGCAACTCGCCCATCGTGACCGCAGACGCTGAGCTTCAGCGATTTGCGAACGGCCCTGGCGATCTGGTGCAGATGCCGTTCTGGAACGACCTGTCGGGCAACTCGAACGTCTCGACCGACGACCCCGCCCAGAACGCCACCCCGAACAAGCTGACCCAGGGCCAGGACATTGCCCGCAAGATCCGCCGCAACAACGGCTGGCAGTCGGCGAACCTCGTGGCATCGATGCTGGCAGAAGACCCGCTGGATGCTGTCGCCACGCTGATCGCTGAATACTGGGTGCGTGAAGAACAGCGCATCATGGGTCAGCAGATGGCAGGCATCTTCGCTTCGTCCGGTATGGCAGGAAACAAGCTGGATGTGGCGTCCGAAGATGGTGCCGTCACCCCGGTGCTGCTGGATGCCGAAGTCGCGGCCAATGCCTATGCTCTGCTGGGCGAATACGGCCAGACCCTCTCGGCCGTGCTGATGCACTCGCGGGTGTTCTACAACCTGCGTGCTGCCCGTGCGATCGAGAAGTTCAAGGATCCGGCGACTGGCCTGGACTTCGACATGTGGGACGACAAGGTCGTCTATGTGTCGGACCAGTGCCCCCGTGTCGCTGGCTCGACTTCGGGCTTTAAGTACACCAGCTACCTCTTCGGCAATGGTGCACTGGGCTACGCGGAGGCCACCGGCGAGGGCGGACCCAAGCGCCCTGTCGAACTGGACAGCGTGGCGTCAGCCGGCAACGGCGAAGGCGTCGAGACGGTCTGGTATCGCCGCCACTGGGTCATGCACCCGCGCGGCGTGGCGTTCACCGGCGCCCCGGCCTCTGCCTCCGGCGTCACCGATGCCGAACTGGCAACCGGCGCGAACTGGACGCGGGTCTATGACCCCAAGCTGGTCCGCATCGTCGCAGTCACCACGAACGGCTGACGGGCAGGGGCCGCTTGGCCCCGCCTTCATCACTCCAACCAGAGGACGGACCGATGTCTGACAAAGATGATCCCGTGATGGCCGAGGCAATTGCCCGTGCCGCAGAGTCGCGCGCGCAGATCCTGCGCAGTAAGGCTGCTAAGAACGCCGACTATGACAAGTTGGCGAGTGCAGCCGAGAAGGAAGCCACCAAGGCCGCGCGCCATGCTGCCGGGCTTCCTGAGGAGCAGCCCGATCCCGAGGGCACTGCGCAGCACCTGGCCGATAGCGAAGGCAACTTTCCGGCCAACGCTGAGGTCGCAGCCACTGGCGGTATCGGCATCAAGGGCAGCAACACCAACGTGGGCGCTGGAAAGCCTGCCACCACGCCGGAACAGGCTGGCGAGGCCGTGACCGAGGGCGCGCAGAAGGTCATCGGCGACGAGCCGGTGGGCAAGCGCGGCAAGTAAACCAAGCGGGGCGGCGCATGTCGCCCCAGCTTTCTGTTAGAATGGCGCTTTTGTCGGCCAATCAACGCCACACACTGCCATAACAGCTGCTTTGATGTCTGGGTCAGCCGTGTAACCGTCGCCAGGCTTGCCAGCTTTCTTGTTCATTACTAGGACCTGCAAAGGCGGCAACTTTGCTCGTTTGCAGTATGTCTGGATTACCCCAAGGTACCAAGTGGCGGCTCTATGATGAACGCCGATGAGCTGGGATAGCTCGCCGTAGGTAAACGGATCTGCCTCCTGTCTTCCGACAGCCTTCGCCCTCTTCACTAGATGGGGCCAAGCTGCGCGCGCGCGTTCTAGGTGATCAATCGCCATAGTTACCTCTTAAATCTGAATGCCACGAAGGTGTTGTAGATCGCACTGGCAAGCAAGGATAACCTCTATGGCCGTTAAAGTTGGAAATGTGGCCGCGGACCCGCTGTCGAATTCCTTCATCAGCCTTGCGGATGCCATAGCATATCTGGAACCAGAAGCCGCTGTAGCGGGTACAGGCAGCCCGCTAGAGCAGTTCATGGCCGCAGACACAGCTAAGCAGGAAGGGGCGCTTGTGCGGGCCTCTCGCTGGCTGGCAGGAGCGTTCGAATGGCACCCCATGACAGAGGCTAGCCTGATCCGCCTTGGGCACGTTGCGGCGCGGCTGGCTGCTGAGGGCTTCGGGCGCGAGACATTCGCTGGGGTCGATGCTGCCGGAGTAATCCAATCTGAGACTGTTGGCCCAATCAGCGTCACCTATCGAGACGGCGTGCGGGCAGATGCAGGTGGGCTGGCCTTCGACTGGTTGCGGCCTATGCTGCGCGGTCTGATCGCCAGCGGCAACACAGCCTGGCTGACGCGGGCATGAAGTTCGACTACAGCCGCCCGCGCGCGACAGCGGATCGCCTTATCGAGCGGTTCGGCGCACCAGCCACGATCCACCGGCTGCCTGACTTGGCGCCGGATACGAACGACGACGGGCCGGAATACCCTTGGGAGGTCGAACCCGAGGGCGGGGACGACGACCCGACGACGCATCCTGATCCCGTGCCGATGCAGATCCCGGTGACCGCAGTCGATACCGGCACTCACACCCGATACGACCGGGGCGCAGACGGGGCGCTGATCCCACGAACCGTGAGGGTGATCCTGATCGCCGCCGCCCGTGCAGAGCCGAGGATGGGCGACCGGATTGTCATGCTCGACGGACCGCATGAGATTTCGCGTGTTGCGAGGGTTCAGCCAGGTGATACGGCCTTGCTCTTTGAGGTTGAGATAGCAATCTAGGCCGGGTGTTCTGGTCATTTCATCTGTGGCGGTTTCGGCTGCACCATTCGCAGGGCAATCCGATCATGGCGGCGCAAGCCCTGTGGTCCGATCCTGACATATTCACGATGACCGACGCGATTATCCTTGCAGCATGGGTTGCAGGCATCCGCGCGGAACTGACCCGCAGGGGGATGGATGGCCCGCAACCCGACACTGCAACAGATCGAGGCCGTTGAGGCGCTTCTAGCCGGTGCCGAGAAGCAGATCCGCGAGGCCTTCCTTGCAGCAGTCTATGCAGCACGGGGCAGGGTGGATCTGGGGGCGCTGATCGACGCCCTGGAACGGCGCGACATCGAGGCGACAATCGAGATGCTGCGGTTCGATCAGTCGCTGCTGTGGCCGCTTGAGGAGGCTGTGCGTGGCACGTTCCTGCAAGGTGGGGCATCGGTAGCCGGAAGCCTGCCAGCAGGCTTGCAGGGGCGCTTCGGGTTCAATGGGCGGCATCCGAGGGCGGAGGCAGAGATTGCCCGCATTGGGGCTGATCTGGTGGTCACGATAGAGCGGGAGCAGAACGAGGCGATCCGCACCGTGATCTTGGACGCGGCAGAACGCAACCGGCCGTCCGGCGAAACTGCCTTGGACATCATCGGCAGGGTTGTCCGTATCGGCCCCGAGAAGGGCCAGCGGACGGGCGGCATCGTCGGCCTGAGTGAGCCGCAGACCCAGCGATATCTGTCTGTGCAGCGCCTGATGGAGACCCCGGAGGGCGTGCAGGATCTGGTGGTTAAGAAGGACGGCAAGCTGACCGTCCGTTACAAGGTCAATCTGGCAACGAAGCAGCGCATCCTGCGGGCCTATAAGGCGGGCACGGCTGTTCCTGCGCCTGATCGGACCATCAGCAACCGGGAATACAAGAACAAGCTGCTGCAAGAGCGCGGCCAACTGATCGCCCAGAATGAGGCGCACGTCGCCCAGGCTGCGGGGCGGCATGAGGCATATCAGCAGATGGCCGAACGCGATGACGTGGAAGCGGTCACGGTCAAATGGATCCACGGGTTCAGCCGCGACTTCCGGCCCGATCATCTGCGCATGAATGGCGAGGTCCGGCGCCTCGGAGAAGGCTTCGTGATGGATGATGGCGTGGTGATGATGCACCCGCATGATCCGGCAGGTGGGGTGAAGCATTCGGCTTTCTGCCGCTGCACTGCCTTCTACCGAGCAATCCCTCGGAGGGTCTGATGGCTGGCAAGTTCACGGCTGACCTGTCCCGCCTCTGCGAGAAGGCCAAGGACAACCTCGAATACATCGCCAAGCAGGCGGTGCAGGACGTGCTGGAAGGCGCGCAGACCACGCAGCGCGGCATCACCCAAGGGGCCACCGGCTTTGAAACTGGCAAGATCCCAGTCGGCCTGACCTCCGATCTGGTCAACAGCCTGACGGTGGACGGCAAGAAAGGCGCAGATGCTTATGTGCTGGCCCTTGCCGACCTGAAGCTGGGCGACGTGATGGAGTTCGCGTGGACCATGCCCTACGCCGCCCGTATCGAGTTCGGCTTTGTCGGCACGGATAGCAAGGGCCGGGAATACGAACAGGCCGGCCGCTTTTTCGTGGGCGAGAATGCGGCCAAGTTTCAGCAGTTCGTGGAAGCGCGGGCCAAGGAGGTCAGCAAGTGAAGCCCTCCGCCGTGCAAAACCGGATCGGCCAGCATCTGGTCGGTCTGGGCAAATCCGTCGTGTTCCCCAATAAATCCGGCCCCATCCCGGCCAAGCCCTACTTGGTCATGCAGAACCGCAGCCGGACCGACGTCGACGGCGCTTTAGCAGGCGGGAAGGGCTACAGCGAGGGTAGCCAAGCGGTTGTGGTCGTGGGCGAACTGAACGCCTTCGCTACCGCAGCCGATGACCTGGCCTATGCCGTCAAAGAACGCTTCCCGAAGGCCCTGCGCTTGGGCGGCGTCACGATCCGGGGCGCATCCGTCCAGGGCGGCTATACGACCGAAACCGATTACCGCGTGCCCGTCATCATCGACTGGATCGCGACCTAGCTTGCCCCGCCTCGGGCTGCCCACCTGGGCGAACAGGGGCAAACAACCAACCTGGGACGCAACCTCCGCCATTGGCGGCTGTCTCGACATGCTTGAAAGGGCAAACCAATGGCCGACAATCTGACCACCGGCATCGGGACGATCCTCTACGTCTCCGCCACCATCCCCGCGACCTTGGATGAGGCCGGCTTTGCTGCCATCACCGGCTCCGGCTGGGTTGAAGTCGGGGAAATTACCGAGATCCCCGACTACGGCGGCACCTCCGAAGTCGTTACCCACACGCCCCTGAAGACCGGCGTGCAGGAGAAATTCCACGGCGCCGAGAACGCCGGCTCGCTGCAGATCCCGATGGCTTATGACCCCTCGGACGCGGGCCAGGCGATCCTGAAAGCCGCCAAGGCTGACAAGAAGCAGCGCGCCTTCCGGGTCGAATATCCCAAGGTCGATGTGGCGGCGACTGCCGGCCGCACCGACTACTTCGTCGGCAAGGTGTTCGGCGTGACCCGTGGTGCCACCACGGGCGGCGTCGTTTCCGGCACGGTCACGGTCGAACTCGACATGGAGCCGATTGAGGTCGCGGAAGACTGATCCGGCGCAAGTCGGGTATCGGGCCGGAGCGTCGGTGCAGCGTTCCGGCCCATCATGCACCAGCACCAACAGGATCACCCACATGGACTTTTTGAAGCAATTCGACGCGCGCGGCGCGGCTGAAACTGCACGCGAAATGGAACTGCGTGACCAATCCACGGGCGAGGTCATCACGAACGGCGGCAAGCCCTGTATCGTGCTGGTCAAGGGCGCATCGAGCCGGACCATTCAGGCCGCTCTGCGCGAGGACGAGATTGCCCGGGCCAAGAAGGCCAAGGCGGCGAAGGATGCCAGTGGAGAGGTGGACACGCAAACCGCCGAGGACCTGCATCAGGCCACCTGCAAGGCTGCCAGCCGGTTCATCGCCGGGTTCAAGAACATGCAGACCGTGGGCGAGGATGGGAAAGCGCGAGACCTGGGCGCAGATGACATCCCTGCCTTCATTGACCTGACATTCATCAGTCTGCCGCACCTGATGCGCGAGAAGGGCGACAACGAATGGCGCAAGCCGTCCTTCGCCCAGCAGGTGCTGGACTTCGCTCAGGATGACGCCGCTTTTTTGGCGAAATCCGGGAAAGCCTGACCCTCTACGCCCGGCAACTGGGCTGGCTGCACGCCCTGCACAAGCGGGGCGACAAGGAGAGCGACAATACGCGGATGGAGTTGCGCCGCAGTGCTGGCGCACCCCTCAACCTGCCTGAGCCGCTGGCCCGCCGTGATCTGCTGGATTGCATGATGGCGGATGACGGCATCGGCTGGACTTCGGTTGGCATGGATCACCGGCCGCTGCCGTGGTCGGAGATCGTAGCCTTCGCGGCGCATCAAGGGCTGGACGAATGGGAGCGCGGGACGATCCGCGCCTTGTCAGTGGCCTATCTGGATGGCCGAAACTGCACGGCAGAGCCGAACGCGCCGAAGGGCAGGGAAGGCAAGCTGGCTATGGCGGCCGCAATTGGTGCGGCACTGCGCAGCAGATGAAGGAACGGATGATGCTGAAAACCAATGACGACCGCACCCTATTCTGGGACGTGGGTGGCGGCAGGATCGAAAGCATCATGACGGGCAAGACTGTCGCAACGGTCCACCTCGACAACATCACGGCCGACGAAGCCTACAACGTCATGAACGCTACGCTGGACGCTTTGCATCAAGTATTCGCTCCGCCTAAAGACGAGGCGGAGCATCGGATGCTGCCCCGGTCAGCCTGGACCTTCAAGATCAGCCACGGGATGCTACTGGTTTGTCGGAAGCACCTTGTCTCGCCGGACGGAACTCACGCCGTGTGCTGGGAACGCGTCAGCTTCGACGGATCAGATCCTGCGGATGACCTTGTCGCCCAGAAGGATCTTGAAGGCCTGACCTTCAGACCCGTCGAGCGGAGTAACGTCTAAGCCATCGTCAAGGACGTAATCGATGGCCCCGCCACTTGTCTCAGAAGGCCTGCCAAGCGGCCTATATGTTACCTGCCGCTGGCGGACAACGACCGTATAAACATTGCCTTCGTCATCCTCGCAATCGAAGCGTTCAACTTCTTCCATCCCATTCCCCTGAGTCGTTCCCGCCCATCACGCCCCTAGGCAGGGTCGCGAGTCTAGCAGGAACATCCCGAAGTATTCCGTCTATGCATCTTCTCTTCAGGTGGTCGCGTTGACGCTCGATAGTACCGGGAGAGCGCTCATGACTAAGCTATCTGTTCTACTCGTTGCGGTCATGGGGTTGGCAGCCTGTGAACCAGCATTGAAGACCGCGCCTCCGCCCGAAGCGTCAGACCGTCCAATGGATGAGGTGCCAGTCCAAATGACGCTGGCGAATGGTGACAGGCATTACAGCTTCAAAAGCGGATGTGTTGTTATACTGGAGCCGACAGCAGCCGTGGTTCGTTCTGAGCAGGGAGCGTGCGAACTTCACCACCGCGATATCGCCCTGCTGTATGCTTCAGGGGATTGAGCAGGGCCTGCTCAGTGCCGTGTAACAGCCCTGTTACAGGACATTCGGCGGGTGGCGGCCGGAGGGTCAAACCTCACGTGCAGCTTGTTTGTTGTACGACAATTGATATGTTTTCATTGTGTTCTGCTATCGAGGGAATAGATGGACGGCGGGGTGACACTGAGGACCGATGACCTGATCACCGCTGCGCTGGATCGTCTGGACAGGGCTGCAGAAGAAACCCTGTACGAGGACTTGCGGGGCTATGACGATGTGAACCGCGCTCTCAACCTGATTTGCCAGCTGCATCCGCAAGGTGAACACTTGGCGAAGGTGTGGCGAGAGGTTTTGGAGTACAAGAAGCCCCGACTGCGGTCGAAGGAGTTGGCCAGTCTCGCAGGCAGGCTGCGGGAGGGGTGGGGATCGCTTCCTTCGTCCTAGTCGGCGGGGCTGTGACTGCTTTTCCGGTGCAATTAATTAGCTGGCGATGAAATGGGGCGACAATTCAGCCTTCTCGGTTAGATCTATGTGCGCTCCGCGCAGCTGCAATTTCTTCTAACGTGGGCGCATGATCGTCATCTGGATCGTGAGCGACATACTCCCAGTCTGGAGGGAGGGAAGAAATCGTGAGGTTTGAACACGATAACTCCTTCCTCAAAGCACGTTCCATTTCGGAGACCTGCAGCTTACCCAAGCCTGGCAGCCAGCACCGCTTAACGGCTGCGAACTCTTGCCTGAACTTAGGGTTGAAGTTTTTGATCAAGGCGCATTCATCTGCTAAAAATTCTTCGGAAGTTGTCATGAGGAGGACCTTTCGAGGGTGAAGCTCAATGCAGGCAGAGACGTCGGCTACTCATGTCGGGCGAAGATCACTCTATCCCAGGCCTCATAAGGGCCAGCTTGAGAATGGAACATCGCCCAGTCCGTTTGAGTGCGAGAGAATTCCAGGATGGACTGCTGGAAAAGCGTATGACCTTCGGGGGTGTCATCAACAGGCCGTGCGATGAAGCCTTGGGGGTCCGGTTCGACACGCGTGTGAGGGATGATCGGCAGATCGGTCATGGGGTGCTTCCTTCTTCTTTAGGCAATCCCTGCGCTCTGCGGACTTTCTCAGGGAGCGTGTAAAGGTAGGTCAGCAGCGTGAACGCGAACTCACGTGCTGGCTCGATCTCTTCGCGGCTGTCAAAATCATGATCGTCGTCATGAAGGGCAAAGTTGCCGTCGTTTTTAACTATCCGGATCCAGTCGAGCATAGCTGGCGGCAGCAGGTTGGTCTTTTCCAACATCCCGATCTTGGGACCAAGCATCTTGCCTTTAGCCTCTTCACTTAGAAGCGGCGTGACAGCCCGATCTACTGCCTTTCGATAACCCCCAGCAGCAAGGTTCCAGATGCCCTGAGAGTATGCCTTTTCTGCATCGAGGTAGGCCCTGAGAATAGGCGGAGGTAGATGCTCAGGCGCTGACGGTTTGGCTGGCGATGGTGCTTGAAAAACAATTTCAAGGTCTGCGTGATGTCCTTGAAACTTGGCTGTGCCTGACAGATCGCCTGCCGATTTCTCAAGTGCGGGCGGCGCTAAACAACGACCTTTAAAACCGGCAACGACCATGCGTCCGCATGGTCCACACACCCCTGAAGCGTCGAAGGTATAAGTTGAACTGCGATCTCGATCAGATCGAGAAGGGGTGGTGCTGGTGACGACTATCTTGTGGATGTAGAATGGAGAGTGCGACACCATGCAGTGTGGACAGTCGAGTGACATGAACAACGACACGCAAAATCTCCTTCGTGGAATGCTACACCAGCATAATGACACGATCGGTCTGTTTGACCGCCTGATCGCAGAGTACCGGGCAACTGGTGACGCCGGGAAGCAAGAACTGTTCGCGGCAGTTGCGGCCGAGCTAGCGACGGCCCAGGCAGCGGTCAGGGCGACAGCGGGCCGGAGGTTGTAAGCACTTACTGTTCGTCGGGTTCAAGGAAGGTGTCCTCGGCAAAGGGTTTTAGACGCTCAAGCAGCGCAGGGAATGCTGGTGACTTGTCAATGTCCAGGATCAGAACCTTAAGTTCCTTGGCGCTCGCGACGACCTTCTCGTCCGTTACCTCTCCGGCACCCACAATGACTCCAGCGTTAGAGCCAAACCGCTTTTTTGCCCTACTTACTCTTTCCACGTGCTCGACTGTTAGCTGGGAGAGAGACATTTTGCAGTCAACCGAAACGGCTATCGGTCCTTTGAATGCAATCATGTCGATGCCTTGGCGCTGGATGTCCATGCCGCTTTCTACACTCCATCCGAAATCCAGAAAGAAGGCTTCTACTCCTCGCTCAAAAACGTTCATTGCATGGGGTGCCGGATACGCGCTTTCCAACGTCGCAATGATCTCGGCATTCATGCTGCGATTGTTCGCCTCTGCGGCAGCCTTGATACGGTCGCGCATCCCGTCAGGGAGGCGGACGATGAACTTGTCGCTTTCGCGGGTAGTAGGGGCTGCCATAGCGATTCTCCGAATTGCTGGCACCGTGCCTTAAATTTATTCTTGACGCCATGCGTGGCACGGTGCCATATGGTGGCATGGCGCGGTGCCATAGCGAAAGAAGGACATGACAAGCAGGGAAAGCGACAAGTTCATGCTTCGGCTGCCTGACGGTTGGCGAGAAGCAATCAAAGCGCGGGCGGCGATCAATCGCCGGACCATGACACAGGAAATCCTGACGGCGCTTGAGAGTGTCGTGGGAGAGGCAGCGGGGGGCAAACTTGCCGGTGAGGCCCCCGCTGCCGGGAACGAAAACGCCGCGTTCGAGCGCGGCGCTGTCTAACCATCATGGCAAAGGAACTGCCACAATGACTGCGATGCAGAATATCACCAACCTACCGGCGGTGCAAATTGTCGGAACAGAGGTCCATAAGATCATCTACAAGGGCGATCCTGTGATCACCTTCGCTATGGTGGATGAAGTCCATCAGCGGGCGGAGGGAACTGCAGGGCGCAACTTTCGGGACAACCGAGATCGGTTCATCGAAGGAGAGGATTTCATCACGGAGAAGCTCGACGTTTTGCGTCGGGGTTTCCCCGGGGTCTTTCCCGCTCGTGGGGGTGGCGATACCATCCTGCTGACCAAGCGCGGCTACCTAAAACTGGTCAAGCCGATGAACGATGATCGCGCTTGGGAGGTCCAGGGCGAAATGATCGACCGCTACTTTGCGGTTGAGCTGATGGCACCTGTCGCCAAGAGGATTGCCAAGTCAGACTCACGGGAGGTTCGCCTCACGATGAAAGAACTGGTTAAGTTCGGCAAGTTGGCTGGCTTCGAAGGTTCTCAACTCGCGATCTACGCTAGCAGGGGAACGAAAGCCCTGACCGGCGTCGATCCGATGGAGCAGATGGGCATGACGGCCTTGCCTGCCCCGGACAGCGAGGCCCTTCTTTGCCCTTCCGACATCGGCGCTGAACTTGATGGCCGTTCAGGTCAGGCGATCAACCTGCTTCTAACTGGTTACGGTTATCAGACTGCCTTCCGTGACAGGAAAGGCAAGATTGCTTACGAGCCGACCGAACAAGGCAGGGCCGCTGGGGCGGTGATGGTCGATGTACGCCCAGATCACGACAGGGGCGCACCGAAGCGGCAACTTCGGTGGCCGCACAGCATTGTGGAGCGGTTGCGGGCCGATCTGAAAGGCGGTGCCGCGTGAAGCGTGCCGAGAAGCTTGGTGAAGCAACTATCAACGGCAAGCAGGTGTCTATTTTCACGCCGCCCCATGACGAACCGGATTTTCCGTGGGTAGACGCATATGAGCTTGCCCGTGCGTTCTTGCCGAAGCCAGCGGCGAAAGAGATCGTCGAGCGGACAAAGCGGTTCAGCAAAGGGCCATCTGCCGTGGCTACTACGCGGAATGGCGGAAAAGTCTCCATCATCATGTGCCACGCCATGGCTCAAGGACTGATGGGGTCGATAGATGACCTGAGCGGACATTCCGATAGCGAAGACGGTGCATGGCCCGATGGTGGTCCTGCGTTCCAGGAATACAGCATCAATGCCGGACGCTTCATGGCCGATAACTGGCCGCTGTCGTTTGAGGACTTGATGGCTGCTTTCAAGAACCAAGGCGGACCCTTCATGCGGAACGCCGTAGTCTGACTAAACGGCCGCGCGAGAAGGGATCAACTTCCCACGCGGCCTAACCATCAACCTGATCAATGGGAGATCAGATCATGGCTCAGGCCGAATATAGCGGCATGTCCGCTGCAATCCAAGGAAACACCGTTTCGCGTCGGCGCCTTCTCGCGGCATCCCCCGCAGCCTGCCTTATGGCGGCTGTCGGCGGTGCCTACATTGCCGGTGCAGAAGCTGCCGGTGCAACTGAGGCCGAAACCCGAACGCCGCTCGAAGCCCTCTTTGATCGCTGGCTGGTTCTGGACGCGGAAGAGCGCCGCATCTACGCCGAAAGCGACGACGAGGACGAACATGGTGACGCGACAGATCGCAAGATCGAGGTCGAAAACCAGATGCGGGCAGCCCCGAAGCTCAAGATCACCGATGTAGCCCTGATGATCCTGGCAAGCACCGATTATGGGTTGTTCGGGCTGTCCGACGAATGGCGGGAGCAGTTCCGGGACGAAGCCCGTGTGCTGATCGCAGCATAACGAAACCGGCCCTCAGGTCGTGGCAGGGGCGGGTGATCGCCCTTGTCAATGACAATCATCTTGGAGAATCAACATCCTTTTGCTTTATAGACAAAACCTTGCGGGATTTGTCATTTGCCTAGAGTTGTTGACGGACCATTTGAATGGGACTCTGCCAAGGAGCAGGAGAACATCGGCAAACACGGCATTAGCTTCGCGCAGGCTAAGTCCTTATTTCGCAAGACGTCTTTACGACGCGCAGCAAAAGTATCACCTAATGAGCGCAGGGAAATGTTCATCGGGGAACCGCATCCCCCAGTGAACAAGTTGTCAGGACATCAAGACAACGTGTGGAAGGTGATTTTCACTATTAAAGTGGATAGTGGTGGGATTCGCCGCTTCCGCATCATATCTTGTCATGACGCGAATGCTGGTGAACGCGCCGCGTATCGGGCTTTTTCCAGTTAGGGAAAGGATGTGCAATGAAGACGATGCCAGTCACAGGAACGCAGTTTGACCTCTTGGTCGAAGAGGGCGCTGACCTGGGTGCATTCTTCGAAGATGCTCCTATTCCTGATCATATTGTGGACACGCCTGAGGCACTCTTGGAATTCATCGCGACTGAACATGCCGATCTTGCGCTACCGGCCATCCCCCTTGGCACAGGTGATGTCTTCGGTGCTTGGATCAGTGGCGCAGATCTTAAACTGGGCGGCACAGGCGTTCTTGCAGACTTCGATATCGCGGTGAGAAAGAGTCAGCGAAAGCCCTCGAAAAACTTCATCAAACATGCTGAAAGAATTGCGAAATCTTTTAACGCAGCACCAAGAAAGAAGAAGCCGTCTGTAATGCGGGATGAGTATCTGACAGCCGCTCTTGCAGGATATGTGGCTCCGCCGTCCGGAAGATCTGCGAAGAAATGATGGCCAACTAAGGCTTGTGTGAGCGCCCCTTCAGGGGCGTTCTGCTATCTCAACGCCTCTTCGGCAATGTAGCATCGCATCCCATCGACGACCATCTGTGCGAAAACAGAGTCGCTAGCCTCTGCGCCAGTAGGGGCGTCCATCATAATAGCGCGTGCTAGCCGCCAAGGCGGAAGTTCGTGCGGATGGCTGAGAGAGTAGCCAATTGCTCGCCTAAGAACGGCAGGCCGAACCGAACAGCCTTTAGAGGCAATAACTGCAACTGCGACTGCCTTAGCCTCAAGCGACGGCTCGGAATTCCGCACATTCCATTCCACCGCAGCGACCCCGATGGCTGTCAACATTGCGGCGGCACCTAAAACATCAAACCACGCCATACTTCCTCCATGCATCAGTTGCTTGGAGGAAGATGGCGTTTTTCTTGAAGAAAATGCGAGGCCTAAATGTCTTCATTCGCCAAGGCTTAGTACAGGCGCCCCCTGAGGAGGCGTTCTGCTATTCTGGTGTAGGGAGAGGTTAGTAGCGGCGCACCTGCCGCTCACGGGGAGCATTCGGCGGAGCTGTAGAAGCATCCTGCTCTTTGGCTACCTGGTCGGTGGCGTCATAGTATTCCCGTCCGATCAGCAGCAGGACAGCACCCAAGGCCGGCATTAAGCTTGCTAAAAACAGGCCTACCTTTTCCGGCTCACCATACCCGGAAAAGGTCAAGACTTCGGTAAGCTGCCATCCGATTACGGCAGGGCCAGCAATGAAAAGCAGGGCGCCAAACCAGCCCAGAGCGCTCAGGCGCTGACGATAAACCGTCATTCTCTAATCCTCTCCAATCCTCGCAGCATTCTGCGGGGATTTTCGTGTTCTGCCAAGGAGGCGCCAGTGACCACAGCAGCGAAACTGGTTCTCATCGCCGACGCATCCAGCCTGAAGCAGGGAGAGAATGCGTTAGACTCGCTGGCCCGAACTGGGGGCCGCGTCGAAGGCAAACTCACTGTGGACATGAAGTCCATTGAAAAGGCTATGGCTTCGCTTGGCGGCGTCATGGGCAACCTCGACAAGACCATGCAGGCTGTTGAGCGTGCGGTCACTGGATCGATGAGCCGGGCGCAGCAGGAGACGACCAAGAGCGCACGGACCTTTGACGATCTGCGACGCGCGATTGATCCAGCGTATGCAGCGTCGCAGCGGTTCGCAGAAGTGCAGGGCGAACTAGCGTCTATGGTGGCGTCTGGCGCGGCCAACCAAGAGCAAGCCAATCAAGTCTTGGAGATCGCCCGCAGCCGATACTTGGGCGTCGCCACGGCGGCGGAACAGGCAGAACAGGCGCAGCGCCAGCAGGCGCAAGCTGTCGCCATGGCGACCAGCAACTACCAGTCTCTGCGCGCCAGTCTCGATCCTATCTATGCCAGCAGCAAGCGTTATGAGGCGGCAATCGAGACGGCAGATGCCGCGCTCAAGGCCAAGATCATCACCGAAGCCGAACATGCCCGCGTGATGAAGATGGCTGAGGCGCAGATGCTGTCTTTGGCACCTGCGACCGAGGCCATTGCGCCAGCGGCTCAAAAGGCTGGGGATGCAACCAGCAAATTCGGCATGGTCGCCAACCAGATCGGCTTCCAGCTTCAAGACGTCTTCGTATCTGCCCCCATGATCGGGTGGTTCCGGGCTGTTGCTCAACAGGCCCCTCAAGTGGCAGGCGCATTCGCCATGCTCGGCGGATCGCTTGGAACAATTATTCCATGGATGGGCACAGCAATAGCTGTCGGGGCCGCAATCCTTCCGATGTTCATGAATGCGGCGGAAGCATCGAATGCGGCAGAAGATGCCGTCAGCGATCTATCGGATGCAATGAGCAGGTATAAAGCAGCTTCGGAGGGCGCCGCGCGTCCTACGGCTGAACTGGCCGCCCAATTCGGCATCAACACGGAAGCAGCGCGCCGCCTCTACGAGGTTATGGCGGATCTGGCGCAACTGGATCTTGCGCAGTCTATGTCCGGCGCCGTCAGCGCAGCATCTGCACAACTGGAAGGACTGAACGAACAGGTTCAAAAGGTCGCTTATTCTGCCACGCTGATGAACGGCATCCTACGTCCAGAAGGTATCTCGATCTTCAAGGATGCCATGGCAAAACTCCGCAGCGAGTATGGCCTGACGGTTGGTCAAGCAGAAAGTCTGAATGCCGCCTTGCAGCGCCTGCAAAACGCTAAGGGCGTGAGGGATCAGGCTGTCGCAGCAGCGGACTTTGTGCGTGTTCTGCGCGATGCCCAAGCGGCAGGTGCGACGATCCCTCCTGAATTGGCAGCGACCGCGCGCCAAATGGCCCAAGCTGCGCAACTAGGCTTGGAATTGAGCGGCACGATGGACAGCAGCGCGGATAGTGCTGCCGCCATTTCCGCAGCATCCTTTGGCATTCCGCCTATTCTCAGCGAAGCCGCGCTGGAGGCCATGAAGCTTGCCCAGAACTTGGGCTTGGCAATGGGACAACTGAGCGCGGTGATCGCAGGTATCCAGACAGCGCAGCGCACCGCCCAGAACATCGCACGCATCAACTTGGAGACCGTTGGTGATCCTGTCGCCCGAGCCGGTGCCATCGCTGAATATAAATTGTTGGAGGAAAGCGGCACGGCTGCTTATGCGGCGATCCGCAGCGGCAGCACGGCGGCGCTACAGGATATCAAGCGTTCCACCGATGCCGTAGCGGAAGGTGCCCGCGTCACAGCGACAATGGAAATCAAAGCCAGTGACGCTGACAAGGCATATGCCAAGCTGGCAGCCGCAGCCGGTAAGGCCGGAAAGGCGGGCAAGAAGGGCGCCAGCGATGCCGCCAAGGAAGCCGAACGCCTGACCAAGGAACTCGACAAGGGTGCAGAGCGGTGGCGCGACATGCTCGACCCGATGAACAAGTATCGCCGGAAGATGGGCGAGTTGGCCCAGCTTACCGGCCGCTTGTCCAAGGACGAAATGGCCGAAGCCCAGAAGCGCCTGAACGTCGAACTGGCGGATAGCCTCCCCCTCGCGGGCGAGTTCGTGGACATCATGTCCAACGGCCTGCTGGACGGCTTCAAGGGCACGCTGTCGAACGTCATGGGCATGTTCAAGAAGTGGCTTGCCGAAATGATCGCGACGGCGTGGAAGAACCGCATTGTCGTGGGGATGGGTGTGAGCGGCGGCGGTGTCGCTGGCGCAGCGGCGGGGTCCGTCCCTGGCGTTCCCGGCATCGGCGGCGCAGGCGGCGTCCTGGGCGGGGCTATGAGCGGCTTGGGCGCCCTCGGTGGCGGCATCCTGTCCGGCGCATCGGGCTTCCTGTCGGCTGCCATGGGCGGTCTGGGCAGTGCTGCGACCTATACCGGTTTCATGCTCAAGGGCGCGACTGCGGGGCTTGCGGGTCTCGGGTCCGCCATCGGTGCGATTGCCCTGCCGGTGGCGGCTGTCGCTGCTGTGTTCTCGTTCTTCAAGAAGAAGACCAAGGAACTGGATGCCGGGATCCGCGTGACGGTGAAGGGCATGGATACGCTGGTCGAGGAATTCCGCAAGACCGAGACCAAGCGGTTCTGGGGACTCTCGAAAAAGACCCGCACCAGCTACGACGAAGCCGACCGGGAAACCAGCGATGCCATCAGCCGCGTCGTGGGCACTTTGCAGGCTGGCGTGATGGAAGCCGCAAAGGTGCTGGGCTTCGGCTCTGCCACCTTCCGCAACTTCGCCCATGAGATGAAGGTCAGCACAAAGGGCATGAGCGAGGATGATGCCCTCAAGGCGGTGCAGGAAGCCATCGCGGGCTTGGGCGACGACTTCGCGGGCATGGTTCCCGGCCTGAACCGGATGCGCAAGGACGGGGAAGGGGCCTCCGATGCCCTGCTGCGCCTCTCGCAGTCGCTGGTGACAGTCAACGGTATCATGGACACGCTGGGCCACCGCTTCCGCGCAGCGGGCCTGTCGGGCGCTGATGCTGCCTCCATGATCGCGGATGCCTTCGGGGGGCTGGATGCCATGGCACAGGCCACGCAGCGGTTCTACGAGGCATTCTACAGCGATGCCGAACGTCTGGCGACCACGACCCGGCAGACCGCGAAGGCCATGGCTGACCTCGGGATCGCCATGCCCAAGACCCGCAATGAATACCGCGCCATCATCGCATCGCTGGATCTGACCACGGAGAAGGGCCGCAAGACCTATGCCGCCATGATTGGCATGGCTGATGCCTTTGACCTGATCCTGCCGCAGATCGGCAGCTTCACGAAGGAGATGGAGAAGCTGCAAGGTCGGGTGACGACCGCCCTGGAGAGCGTCATCGACAAGCTGAGCAACGCGATCAAGTGGAACGCTGCCGCTGCGGCTGACTGGCGCAAGGCTGGCACCAGCATCCGTGAATATCTGGACAAGCTGCGCGGCACGGCAAGCGCCCTGTTCAGCCCGCAGCAGGCTTTGGCCTACAACCGCGCCGTCTATCAGCGCACCCTCGGGCAGGCCATGAGTGGCAACGTGGAGGCAGCACAGGCCCTTCCCGGCGCGGCGCAGACCTACCTAGGCAGCGTGCAGGATACAGCCCGCAGCCGCGTGGATGCCGCACTGGCGCAGGCCCGCGTTGCTGCCGCTCTGGGTAAGGTAGCGACCAAGACCGACACCACTGCCACGGCCTTGGAGAAGGTCGCGGAACTGCAACAGCAGCAGCTGGACCTACTGACAGCCGCGCGGGATCACATTGCGGCCGGGAATGCTCTGACCAAAGAAGGCATCACGAAGCTGCTGGGTCAGCTTGGAGGCTTGGATGCCAAGATCGCGCTGCGGGCCAATGATGCCGGGACCATCGTGGCGGGCTTCAACGAGGGTCTCAAGGGCACGAAGGTTCAGGCGAACGTCAGCGCCACTGTGTCGGGCATTGCGAAGATCACAGGGGCGGAAGGCTTGCAGGGTGCTATGGGCACGCTGCGCGGCGCCCTGGTGGATCTGCGCGCGGCCATTGCGGCGGAGACGAAGCGCCAGCAGGACGCCGTGAAGAAGGCCAATGAGGTCATCAACAAGCCGCCAGTTGCGCCGAAGCCAGCACCGCCCGTAACGCCCGCTCCGGTCAAGCCCCAGACCTACACGCTGGCTGATTACAAGCTGGTCGGCGGTTACGGCCTCGGCGGATCAGAAGGCAACGGCTACTCCTACACCATCCGGGGTCCGCTCGGGGGTGTGCGCACCTTCCGCGATGCCATGGGCACGATAGGCTGGCAGGACTGGATCAAGGGCCAGAACTTCCCCGCCTTTGCCACAGGCGGCACCCATCGCGGCGGGCCTGCCTATGTTGGGGAGAAAGACCTCGAACTGGTCGCGCCGTCCCGCATCTACAGCCCCCGCGAAACCAAGGCGATGCTCGACAACCGCGAGGTCGTGGCGGAACTGAAATCCATGAGGTCGGAAATGTCAGAACTGCGTGCCCATGCCAGGCGCACCGCTGAAAGCGTCGTGCAGACGGAAAAGACCCTGAAACGGGTCGATGCGGTCGGCGTGAAGATCGACCCCGACCAGAACGCAGTCGCTGGCATTGTCGTCAACACCCCTGGCTCAGGCTCGGGCGAGGGTGTTGATACCGACTATGTTGCCATCTTTGAGGCGGCACGAAATGGCTGAATTTGCCCTTGACGCCAACACCCGCGCCTTGGCTGCGGCCATGGGTGCGGCTGTGGGTGAAGTCGCAGCGAAAGCAGACGATGCTCGTGCTGCATCTGTCCCCTTTTCCGGCTACGACGCTGCCTTGGCAGCACCTAAGCTTGCATCACAAACCCGCATTTCTGCCGTGGTCTCGGGCTATCTGGTCGAGTGGGTCCACCAGTCGGGCGGGCCGTGCCTTGGGGGCGGTTGGTCGCCTGCCGGGGATTTCACGCCCATGCACTTCGGGGCAGTAGGCGACGGCGTGACTGATGACGGGGCCGCGATCAATGCGGCACTGGCGGCATATAGATCAATGGTCGAGAGCGTCACAGATGGCGTCGGCCCTGTCGATTTCGACCTGTGCGGACGCACATATAAGACGACCCTCAGTCTGAATGCGACGGGCCTTTCCACCTGGGGATGGGCGATCAAGAACGGGACCATTCTCGGCCACTGCACCGGCAAGCCCGTTCTGGACATGGTGGGTTCGCGCGGCGGCGAGATGCACAATCTCATCGTCTATGGTGACAAGAACAACCGCCCGTCAGTAGGAATTCAGAACGCCCGCGCTGTTGGCGCGGTGAGCGGGAACGAACACGCCTTCAGCGCCAACCAAACCATGTCCCACGTCATGACGCGGGGGTGGTTCTCCATCGTCGGCTTCTGGGCCTATGGGCAGGAAGTCACGACCTATCTGCATTGCGGGTTCTGGAACAACGACCCCAACGGGGCGGCGGCGTTCCATGTCGGGACGGATGATTTCGCCTATCGTGGCGTCCGGCCGATGCGGATGCAGTCCGACTACATGCCCCCGATGACGGGGGAGACCAGCTACATTTGCAACGTCTATCTCAATTGCGACTGGCGCTATCTTCCGCAGGGCAACTCCATATCAGGAACGTCCCTCACCAGGGGTACCACAACCACCTTCAACGCCGCCTTTGCCGCGCCCTTCACGGTTGGGCAAAAGGTGGTCTTTGCGTCCGACACCTACAACCCGGATGCCTATGGCGTTACCGGCTCCGTCTTGTCTGTCACCGGAACGACCGTGGTCGTTGACATCAACTCCACGGGTTGGCCCACCTATGCAGGTCAGGCATACAACCTTTACGGCGCGCAGGATGGCGCAACGGTGGTCTTTGGCCGGGGCCGCGACCACAACTTCACGACCTGTTACATCGTTGCCTTTGGCGGTCCTGCCATGGATGTGGTTTTCGGCACCGGGCAAGACCCGATGGATAAGATCAACCTTGATATGCTGTTCGAAGGGGCTGGTTCGGACAGCTATATTCGCTTCATCACGGAGCGGGCGGGACAGGGGCTAAGCGCATCCAGCATTTCGCTTTATCAGGTGGCGTCCCGAAATAGCTGTCTTGCCGTGCAGGGGTCTTTCCCGGTGGAACTGCGCAGCACGCCGATTTCAGTCGCGGGCCGCAGACAGACTTCGCCCAATGTGTTCGACGCACCGGCTAACTTCGCGATCCGGGGCGGTCCGATCTACACCTATCAGGCAGCGAAAGTTCCCTTGACGGGCTATGCGGCGTTCCGGTCGCGGGTCATCCAGAAGGACACCAACCGGATTTTCGATGTGGGTGCGCAAAGCTATGGCGCACATCAGATCGCTCCTGGGTCAGACGGCTTCTGTTCCATCCAGCTTATGAATGCAGCGAATGCTGTTTCCGGGTTCATCAGGTTTGATCCTGTCAGTGGCGCTTATACGTTTTCAAGCACGGGCACGGCTACTGACTACTTGATGACGGCCACTGCGTTTTACCCGAACGATGATTTCGCTTCAGACCTTGGCATAGACACCAGGTCGTGGAGGACAGTGAGGGCGCAGCAGTTCGTTGCGAATAATGTCGGCGGCAAAACCGGCACATTCACGACTGCGGACGGAAAGACCATCACCGTAGCGGGTGGCATCATCACGGAGATCTCCTGATGACCACGCGCAACCACCTGCCGCCACGGAAGATCTGATATGAGGATAATTGAGCCGATCACCGTCACCCCAGCCATGGTCACTGCTTCCAACGTGCCAGTTGAAAGCCTGCCCGCGTGGAATGTCGGTACGACGTATGCCAACGGCGCGCGGGTGATCTTCGACAACGGCATCTGGGAGAGTGTGCAGGCCAGCAACACTGGCCATAACCCGGGCGCGGACACCCTATCGCAATGGTGGGTGCGGCGCGGAGCAACAAACAGGTTCCGGCCCTTCGATCAACGGCTTGGGGAGGGGGCAACGGGCGGCGCGACGATCACTTATTCCATTGCCCTACCACGCACACTCAATGCCCTGTGCTTCTTCGGATTGAATGGCACATCGGTCCGGGTTCGCATCATAACGCCTGGCCCAAATGTGATTTATGACCGGACGATCCAGCTTGCGTCCCGTCAGCCCGCCGCGACCTTTTGGGAATACATCTACAACCCATTCACCTTCAAACCGGATCTCGTGCTAACGGGCCTCAAGCTTCCGTCTGGCGGCACAGTCGAGATCACCATCAATGCAGGTGCCGCCGCCCAAGTCGGAGAAATCTTCCTTGGTAATGATATTGCAGTAGGCACGACGCTTACCGGTTCCCGTTTGGGTATCGTGGACTATTCCAAGAAGGATCGTGATGAATGGGGCGGAGTATTCCTGGTTCCTCGGCCTGTCACCAAGACCGTCAACTTCCAATTTTCCATCCCCACAACCGCCGCCGCGCGGGTGCAGGAAATAATTGAGCGCGTCACGTCAAAGGTCTGCGTGTTCTATGCCGTCGATGGCGAAGACCCGTTTGGGACCACCGTCGCAGGCGTGATGCGGGACTATGATCTGACGCTCGACGCAGGCCGATCCTTCGGCACCATCCAGGCCGAAAGCCTGACCTGACACTTTCACCATCGAAGTAGGGAACCCGCCTTGCGCGGGCTTTTTTTGCATGGCAATCACTCCCCCGCCCACGCCACCGAATACCGGCGATCCCGCTTTTCTGGAACAGCGAGCCGATGCGTTCTTCGGCTGGTTTCCGACCTTCGTCAGCCAGTTCAATGCCGAACTACCGTTCATCTCATCCAAGGGTTGGGCAACGTATAGCGGAACGGCCAATGCCATTGTGCTTACGGCTGGCTATGTCTCGCTGCTACGAGGCACGCAAGTTCGGTTTCGGGCAACTGCAGCCAATACTGGCGCGGCGACGATCAATCTGGATGGGCTGGGCGCGCGGCAGTGCCGAACGATCACCGGGGCGCCTTTGCCCTCAGGGTATATCCTCACAGACGCAGATACTGTGGCTACTTATGACGGCACCTACTGGGTGCTGGATCGCCAAACAGAGCGCGGGATCAACGCCAACGGCGAATATGTCCGCTTCGGCGATGGCACTCAGGTTTGTACACACGTCCTGACTAACCTCCCTGATCCAGCGGCTGCTTGGGGCAGCCTCTACATATCCACCGAAACTGTATGGAACTTCCCGTCCAGTTTCCTTGGTGCGCCCTATGCCGATGCGAGTGTGCGCTTCGGTGGAGGCATCTTTGCTAAATGCAGGCCGAATGGAGCCACATCGGCCAGCGTTTCCCTGATCTCTGGGCAATCGCTGCCCAACACGCGGGTCGCGGACACAATCGCCATCGGCCGCTGGTTCTAGGAACACCCATGAAAATCATTCTGTCTCCGCAGCTTTGCGCTGCGCCGTTTGTCATGTCTGCGGTCGGGGATGTGCTGACCATTGACGGCATGGAATACGACTTCGGCCCCTTGGCCGAGGGCGATGTGCTTCCCCGTGATGCCGTGGACTGCCCTTGGTTGGCGTCGGACGTGACCCGCGAGAACGGGCATGTCTGCATGACGCTGATCCTACCGCACGGCACCACGGCGCCGCACGAGACGCGCTTCCCTGAGCATTTGACGATCACCGAGGACGGACCGGTTGAGCTGCCGCCCTTCGACACCACCCCTGCAATCGAGGAGCCGCAAGCATGATCGATTGGACAAAGGCTGTTACCCTTGAGGCCCGGGCCGCAACTCGCGATGCAATGGCGCGTGAAGCCATTCGCGCTCGCCGCGATGCTGCGATCAGCACTGGCATTTATGTCGCAGGCATCCCTGTCGGCACTGACGATCAGTCGCAAGCCAGGATCACGGGTGCAGCCCTGGCTGCAATGCGTGACGCTGCCTATTCCGTGGCCTGGAAGGGCAGCGATGGTGTGTTCGTCACTCTGACGGCGGATCAGGTGCTGACTGTAGCCGACGCCATCCGCGCCCATGTCCAGGCCTGCTTCGACCGCGAGGCTGCGCTTCTGTCTGATCTGACAACCGGACAGTCCTATGCTGTGAACGAAGGCTGGCCCAGCCAAGACGTGCGCTTGGCAGATGGGGCAGCCCTCGCGCATCGGGTCGGTGCCGGCGTCTATCGCGTCCTGACATCAAATGCCGATTGGGACGCAGAAGCACCCGAGGGCCTGACCGTCACCCTGTCTCACGATGGAACCGCGCTCACCGTCTGGGTCTGGCGCGGAACGTCTCTGGCAGACATCCCTACCGGCCAGCATCTCACGCTGCGCCCCATCAGCGAGGATTGAGCATGGCTCACGGCATCAAGCGCGGGGCCACGGTCCTGCTGGCACTGCAATTCACCCCGGAGGAGTGGGCGCTGATGGTGCCGATCTCTGAGACGGCGGCCAAGGTCAAGGTAGGGGGGTCAACGTACAGCTTCACCACAACTGTCGATCAGGCCAACCGCGCCATCCTCCTCCGGTCGGAAACCAGCGGATGGAAGATCGGCAAGGGCGAACTGGACGCAATGGCGATCCATGGCGGCGTGACAACGCTATTCCCGCAACTCGCCAACGTCGATTTCCCGGTCATTCAAGGGGTCACGCTATGAGGCTTGTCCAACTCAACGGCCCTCACCTGGTCGTCACTGAACTGTCCGGCATGGCCAATCGCTTGGCGGAGGTTCCGGATCCTTGGCAGATCGAGGGAATAGGCGACCTTGTGTCTGCTATGACCGGAGCATCGTCCTCTCCGGTGATCGTTGCGCCCCCGTCCTTGTCGCCTGCTACGGCCTTCGTGGGCGAGGCTGTTTCGGTGTTTCCTGGCATCTTCACGGGCGCTACGCCTACGGCCATCCTGCGGCTCAATGGTATCAACGTCACCGGCCAGATCATCAACGGGGAATACACCCCAACTGCGCCCGGTACGCTGTCCCTGTCTGTCACCGCACCTCCGCTGCCGACAATCTCTGTCAGCGCGACGATCAGCCCCTTGCCGGTTCAGCCGACCATTCCGGCGCAGTTTGCGGAAGATGATTGGGAGATCGCCACAGGGGCAAATCCTGGCGAAGTCCTGATCAACATCCTGGATCTGCCCGAGGATGGCGGCAGCCCGATCAACGCCATCAAGTGGCAGGCAGGTGATGGGACACCCCAGACCCTGGGCGGCACCGGCGTCGGCCAAAGGGCTGTGGCAGCGGGTTTGCCCGGCGCGGAGGTATCGGTCGTCCTATTCGCTGCGAATGCCATGGGAGATGGCCCACCCAGCGACCCCAAAACGGCTGTTACGGGCGCTGTCGCTCAGGAAGCCCCCTCCGTGCAGACGCCCCCGTCCATCAGCGGCAACACGCCCGTTGGCAGCATCCTCACTCGCACGGCTGGCACGGCAACCGGCGTTCCCACGCCGACCCGCGCAACGCAATGGCTGCGGAACGGGACCATCCTCTCGGGCCAGACCGCGAACAGCTTGGACACCACCGGCTTTGCTGCGGATGACGTCATCACCACGCGCGACGTGTGGACCAACAGCCAAGGCACCGCAACTGGCACGTCTGCCGGGGTGACGCTGGCAGCGTCGAACCTTCAGACCATAACCGCTACTCTGTCGCCCAACCCCCCGGCTGCGGGCCAGTCGTTCAGCGTGACGTTCAGCGTCGATCCCGATACGGCACCCGGCTTGACGGGAACCGGCTTCACCCGCACCGGCACTGCCCCTGCATCGGGCGACCTGACCATCAACGCGACCGAACCGGGCTATGCGCCGTTTGAGTGGGTGATTGCCACCGTTCCGGCGGTGGCCCCGGCTGCATCGGGTGGCTCTCTGCAACTGTCGGACGGTAAGGTCTCCTTGGTGGAGCCGAACGTAACGGCAGGTTATCCCGAGCCAACCACCACCCTGACCGCACTCACGCGGAACGGGACGAACATCCTGGCCGAACTAGACGAGAACGGAGAAATCCCGGATGCGGTCAAGGCCACTGCCAGCACCTATTCGGCAACGTGGGTCATCAGCAACGGGGGTGCCCCTGATGTGACCATCACTGAGACGCTTGAAGTTGCGGCGGCGGCCATCACGGCAGTCTCTGAGCCGACCACGGCACGGCTCTACGCAGGCCAGACCCCGGCAGCCATCCCGAACATCGCTGCCGCCACGAACACCGCCAACTATACGAGCGTGGCGGGCGTCGTCCTGTCCGCTCAGTTGCAGATCAACGGCGAGAACGCGACGACATCCACGGCCCTTGCGACCGGCGATGTGGTTTCCGTCCTTGTCACGGATGATGATGGCCTGACGCGGCGGTGGGTTCTGTCCACGGTCGAATATGCGGTCAAGTTCACAGACAAAGGCGCGGGTGGCTGGGCCGTTGACATCAACGACCTGGTGCCGGGAACGACCAACGTCACGATTGGCTGGGACGGTGAAACGACCACGACGACCCGGAACGCCATCGAGGCTGGGCCGGTGGTTCACATCGAGCCGACCATCAGCCTGGACGGCGAGGTCTTCACGGTCAGCAACCCAGGCCCGTGGATCAACGAGGCAAGCGCGGGCGACATCAGCTATACCTATCAATGGCGGCGCGGTAGCACGAACATCACAGGCGCGACCGGCGAAACCTACACCCGCGTTGCTGCTGATGCAGGCACGACTACGACCTGTCGCGTGACGGCGACGGACCTGAACGGATCGACGGTCTATACCACGACCGGCATCGCCAATCCGGCCGCGCAGGTGTTTGAGCCTTACGCAGCCGTAGCGGGAGCGCCCTATCGCTTCCAAGCCACCACGGCCAACACCTCGACGTGGACCGTGGACATCGGCACGGCTCACGCTGATCGGGATATTCTGGTCTGCGGCGGGCAGATTGGCGCGAACGGGCCGACGGTGACGGGTGTCACCATCGTTGCGGGTGGACAGACGATCACGCCGACGCTGGTCCGCGAACAGTCAAGCATAGCGACCAGCCCCAACACCCGCCTGCGCCTCTACCACGCAAAAGTGCCGCTAGGGACGACTGCCGATATCACCCTGACAACAAGTGCGAACACCACGTTTCGTTTCATCGATTACCGGCGCGGGGTGGGCAACACGATTTCCGCCCAGAACGGGGGTGGAACCGACGCAGGCACAAGTCAGGTTAGCGCGGTCCTTACCGGGGCAACTGCTGGCCATGAGGTGCTGGCCTTCCACGCCCGCCCTTCTACCCCCAATGTGGAATGGACCGGCGTGACCGAGGCTTACGACATCGACCCCACGGGCGGGACGAACAGATACATCTCGGCAGCGGAAGGCTTCATTCCCGAAACAGGCGAACTGACAGTCGCGACCCAAACCCGTGGATCGGCGGGCGGTGCCAGCAACGCTCAATCCGCATTCATTGCCATCGCAGCGGGAGAATAACCCATGACCGAAGCAACATTCCGACCTGTTCCGGCAGGCACGACCGCACTCCTGACGGCATCCGTTGGAGCGATCACCATCAACCAGACGGTGTTGTGGGGCGGCAGCGCAGGCGGGGGCACGGGCGGGGCAACCGCTACGATCAGCGTCCGTCGCGGCCAGCAGGACTTGGCGCCTGAGGGCATGGTCTTCTTTGCCGACGTTTCCGGCTTTGACGCCCAAAAGCCCACGGACGGATCAGTCTATGATCCGACCATGCACGATTTGCACTACACTTGGACCTTTGGCGATCCCGGAGATTATACCACGCCGGTCAATATGCTGCCGGAATGGCGCAACAAGAACGTCGCTTATGGGCCGTTCCCAGCGCATTGCTTCACGAAGCCCGGTGAGTATCGCGCCATTGTAACGGTCTATGAGCCGTCCAGCCGCAAGAGCGCAGCGGCCTTCGTTGATGTTGTGGTCCGCGATCCAAATGTTGTCGTGCCTGCCGCGACGACCGTTGTCTGTTCGTCCAGCAGCAACTGGACGGGAATGCCAGCGCATGACGTGTCGAACCGGACGACCACCTTTGATGATGCCATCGCCAGATTGCAGGCTCTGAAGGCAAACGGGGCGCTCACTCGTCTAGTGTTCCGCTCGGGCGATGAGTTCGACTGCCTCACCAGTCCCTATATTGGGGACAAATACCGCAACCTTCATGTATCCGCACACGCCGCTGGTAAGGCTATCATCCATAACAGATCGGGTTCTCCTGTATTCCGCTGCTACAGCGGTGTGCTGACGAGCGGGGTGTCTATTTCGGGGCTTCGCTTCATTGGAGGTTGGGATAGTACTACTGAGACCATTGATCCGACTTATCCAGGCACTAATGGGAGAAAAGGCGTCGCATGTGAGAGCGGCCACGTCACTGTTCATAACTGCGAAGGCGATGGTCTTTGGCAGACTGTCTTTGTCGGCGGCTCTCAAAATATCACCGCTGTCGCCTCTGAAATTGCTGCTACAAACTGGGAGGATTACGGATCTTATGTCGATGGTCCCAACCGTGACCTCACGGACCCAACATTTAACTCATATGCAGGCTTTCTAGGCTGTCGTTTCACACAGCATGTGAACGCCCTTCAGGGCGGCAATGGAAAGCTCATGGATGATAGAGGCAACCGCCATGGGCCTCTCCGCATCGAAAGCGTGGGCTATATTTACGTCGATTGCTTCGACCCCATGTCCAGGAATAGCTGGGCGCCACCTGCATACGGAGTTCCTGCTGAGCAGCCCTGTATCAGGGACCAGAGGAATGACCGACGCACTCGCGGGTTCTTTTCTCGCGTCATGGCCGAGGGCACGGCATACAATAATGGTCCTAATACCCCTAGCTCGACGTTCCAATACGAGCCATGCAACACCGTTATAGACAAGATCTATGATCTGGCGTCTGCTCGATCAATGAGAAGCTTCAACATTGTGTCCTCTGCGCTGACTTTGAGGAACTTCATTACACATAGAACCAATGTCGGAACTGGGAGTAATCCTTACAGTGCCAGTGTGGATATCGGCATACCTGAAGGCGACTTGCCGAAAGTCTCGGCACAGAATTTTGAGGAGCCGATCAAGATTTACAATGGCACAATCGTCAACGAGTGTGACGATACGCAGATTAGGAGAAACGGCTCTAATTCTCCTGAATTCGAGCCTTCCCGCGTGAGGCTCGGCATCAATGATGTGCAAATTAGCAATCTAGTGGCGCATTGCCCGAATTATGCAGGAGGCTTCACGGGTGACGGACCCATCAACATGGCCCGCCTTCCATTTACTGCACGGTATCTGGGCTATCGTTGGAAAAACCATGTTTCCAGCCAGCTTGGGGACAAGCTAACCATGGACACGTCCTTCGGTCAGAACCCCCCAGCTCCTTACTCGTATTTCCGGCCGCTCAGGGCAGGGCAGTCGGGCGCGACGGTCACATCCCCGGCAATCGGATCCGCGACGGGGCTGGTGGCCTATGACGATCTGCTGGGCAACATTCGGCCTGCGCAGGCGTCCCGTGGGGCGATAGAGCCGCTGGCGAATTAAGAACGGCGGCGCCTTCGCATCAGCGCGAGGGCGCCCAACCCCATCGGCAACAGAGCAGCGGTGGCGGGCAGTGGTACGGGGGCTAGTTCAATCGTCCCTGAGACATCGAGCGACCAAGGATAATCATCATCCCTATACCAAAGGGATCCCACTAAGCCGTTCCAGTTGATGAGGTAGGCATACAGTCCTTCGATGCTGGAGCGTTCGCTGTAGCGGCCATCTGAGTAATCATCGCGGAAGTATCCGAGGTTATTGACGGTACCTTTTGAGAAAAACACGATCCGTTGAAACAGATCGGCGTCCTTGTCGCCAATATGAAGATCGCCATAGACTGACTGTCCCACCGGGATACCCATGAACTTTGCGACACTCGGCGCGGGTTCATCACATTCCCCTGCTTCGCAGATATACTCCGCTGTGAGCGTCAGCTTGACGTGATCCACCGTCGCCGCCTCTGCCGATCCCACCCCCGCGACCACGGCAGCCGCCGCGCATAATGCCTTGATACCCATAATCCACCCCTGAAAATCGAATCACCCGGCCCCATGCGCGGCTGCCGGAATGATCCGCATCACGGCGGCGTGAGTCTCGGGGAATATGCGCGCGGTTAATCAATCGCGGCGCGAACCGTGATCCAGAACAGCATGATAGGCAGAATATGCTCAGTCGCTTTCCGTGGTTCACCCACTATGCCAGTCGCAAGCTGGAGTGGCTGATATCCATATACACGATCTGGTTCGGCGTGATGCTTGCCCTGCCGATGATGTCCATGACAAGCGCCAGCTTCATCGGGGCATTGGCGATCTTTGATGAGACCACATGGGGCATTGTGTATGCCTGCATCGGGGCGCTGCATTGCTACTCGCTGCACATCAACGGCATGGCGCCTTGGACCCCTTTTGCGCGGCTGGTCGCACTATTCCTGAACGCTAATGCATTCTTGGCGATGGCCTTGAGCCTTCTGCCAGCCAACCCTTGGGGAACAGGCGTATTGACCTACGGCTTTCTCGCGGTCGGGTTCTGCGGTGCCGCTTTGTATTCGGCCGCTCAAGATTGTGGCCGTGAAGTTAAGATCTGGCGGGCGGCACGACATGCAAAGCATTGAACACCTGAACTACTTCGGCCAGGGCATGGGCGCCCTGATTATCCTCATCGGCATCGTCTTTGGATATCTGAGGGGGTTTTTCAAAGGTGACGGCAAGCCTCCCCTGGAACGCCCGCCTGCACCCCATGAGGTCAAGCAGGCGATTAGCAACCTGCATTCCCAGATTGAGCGGACTGTGATGGATGAGGCTGTCGCGCGGGATCTTCTGAAAGGCATCGCCAAGCTGATCATCGCATTAGAGGCGGCTGCGGAAGCCTTGGACCAGAACACCGAAATGAGCGGCGATATGCGAGGCGACATCCGCGAGGTATCGCGTGACCTCCGGTCGCTTGTCACCGAACTGCTGCGGGCACAGATCGACGGGGCCAAGCGATGATCCACTGGCACGTTAGTAGCTGCGCAGGCTTCTTGCTGACGGGCCAGTATCGTCCTGTGTGTTCCATCGTCTGGGCCTTGCCTGACTGCCGCCCGCGCACGGCCTTCGCCCGGCGTATGAACGCCACCTTCTGCGAAGATCGGCACTGCGGCCGCATCCACGACACCTACGTCATCTGCGCCATGCTGCGCGGCCCGATCCAGTATGACCCACCCCCGATCACCGGCAGGCGTCATCCCGATCCCGGCTACTGACCCAACCTCATAGGCATCATCATGCAAACATCTGAAAAGGGCATTGCCCTAATAAAGGCGCATGAAGGCTTGCGTCTGGAAGCCTACCCGGATCCGGCGCACGGCTGGGCTGTGCCGACTATCGGATACGGCCACACCTCCGCTGCGGGATCGCCGCCCGTCACCAAGGGGATGCGGATCACCGAGGCGGGCGCGACTGAGATCCTGCGCAACGATCTGCGCAAGTTCGAGCGGTATGTGCTGGATGCCGTCACCGTGCCGCTGAACCAGAACCAGTTCGACGCCCTGGTCAGCTTCACGTTCAACCTTGGGCCGGGCAACCTGCGGAAGTCCACGCTGCTGCGCAAGCTGAACGCGCGGGACTATGCGGGCGCGGCCGATCAGTTCCTGGTCTGGAACATGGCTGGTGGCAAAGTTCTGAATGGCCTGACCAAGCGGCGCACGGCCGAACGGGCGCTGTTCCTGACCCCTGCCCAGGAAAGCCCTCGCCCCGCTCCCAAGCCCACCCCAGCCCCCGCACGGGCCGCCCCTGCTGGCGGCGGCGTGATCGCCGTTGTCGTCGCTGCAATCGCGGCTGTTGCCGCCTTCATAGGACTGCGCTGATGAAGCTGATCCCCCAATGGCGCAGCGCTCTGCGCATGTATTCCATTCAGATCCTGCTGTTTATTGCGGCCCTTCCGGCTGCGTGGGAAGCGGTGCCTGACGAAATCAAGCTGCTGATCCCGCTGCCCTGGCTGCCGTGGATCACGACCGCCCTAGCCATTGCGGGCATCGTCGCTCGTCTGGTGGACCAACGCAGCCCCGAACAACGCAAAGCCGATGAGGTGCGAAATGAAGTGGATGGCATGTCTGATGCTGCCGTTGCTGACCGCCTGCGCGACCGCGCCGACCGCTGATCCGATCTGCCCCGCGACCGATCAGGCACGAACCGCCTTGGCTGGTGCCTTGGTGGCTGATGGCGGGCCGCAGTCGCAGCGGGCAGGGCTGGTGCTGATCGAGACACTGGATGGGGTTTGCCGCTGATGCTGAACATCACGCCGGAACGCATGTCGGACCTAATGATGAAGTGGCATCTAGGACCGGGCAGCACGGGCAATGCGCTTGTGCTGCATCGGTTCGTTGGGCCGGATCATGGGCCGCACCACTCGCACCCTTTCAGTTGCCGCAGCTACATCCTGCATGGCGGCTATCAGGAGGAAGTCCTGCACCCTGACGGCCGGATCGAACTGCGAGACCACCGGCCCGGCGACGTGGTGGAAATCCCGCACGACCATGTGCATCGGATCGTCAGCTTGCATGAAGGGGAGGCGATCACGCTCTACGAGGTGCTGGGGCCGAAGGTGCAGGAACCCGGCTTCTTCCGCTGGGAGGACGGCCGCATGTTCTATCGGCAATGGGATGCGGCTGATTGGACCCCGGCATGAACCCCTGGCTGATCCTCTGGGCGTATCAAGCGGCGGTCGTCAAGTCGCTGGCTGCTTGGGGCGTCGGACCCGGCTGGCTCCGGTAACATGACCCGCCCGACCTGTTAACGATCCGCCGTTTCGCTGACATGACCGTCAAACGGCCGTTTTATCGCGTGGGGTGAAATTGTAGGCTGCCCATTATGCCGCTGTGGAATGAACCTGCGAGGGGAAGCTGATCGACCCTAGATGCGCCTTGCACTTGCTAACGGCAGGGCCGAAATCAGAAGCACCCCTGCTTTCTAGCACAGCGTCGATTTTCGCATCACGGCGCTTGTCATAAACTTCCACGGTCTGGTCGCCTATCGTGTAGAAGCCGAGGCGCTTGCTAGGGCAGGCGTCCAAGACTTCCTGAAGGCAGGCCAGCCATTTCTTTTCCGCTGCTGTCAGCATGTCATTTCCTCTCGGTAGACGTTTTCAATCGCTCGTTTCCTGACGCGGGTGATTTTCGGCCAATTTGGCCCGCAGTATCGCCAGCAGCAGCCCCCGCGCCGGGGGATAGCCGTCACCGGACCACACAGGAGCGGCAGGGGAGCGTTGCACCCACATCTGCCCGCCCGGTGCCCGGCCCCAGTCGTGATCGGGAAGGAGGATGCCCTTTAGAAACAGGGCGGCGTTCATGTCGTCCCTGCAAGCCTGCTGCACTAGATCGATATCGCGTTGCTCAAAAGCACAGACATGATCGTTGTCCATCCCCAAGAAGGGGACGTAGCTGCCAGCCTTCACCGCTTCTATCAGCCGTTCCAGCGCGTCAGTCATTGATCGGCTCCTGTGGTGGGGGCGGGCGGTAGGGCGTCGTAATCTTCATCCTCCGGCCAGTAATCGTCGTCTGGATGAATAACCCCGGACCCCATGCATTCCTCGCAGGTTTCGTCTCCGAAGCCGCAGTAGCAGTCACCGGGCCAGCAGTCGCAGCGGGTTTCGCCCCGACCATTGCAGGCGGGGCATCTTTCCAGGGGTTCAGCCAT